ATGGACAACTCCCTGTTGCGGCAATAGCCGAACCATGAGTAGGCGATATCCATGAGGTTCTTGAAGTTCTCCCGGCCGATCGGTGAGTTCTGAAGGTTCTTTAGCGCGATACGGTTGAGCATGCTATACACAAGAACGAGCTTCACATCGTTGTGGAAATTCTCATCTCTCTGGAGCATGGGTTTGGTTTTGTTTACGGGTGATGAATCGTGAGGCACTCGGCGTGTCGTAGTAGACACGCCAATAGCGGAATAGTGTGGTCATAAGGGCCATGTAGTGCTGGACAGGGGGGAAATCCGTATCCAGCATTCCATCGACGGCATGTACGGAATTGATGACCGTGGTGTGGTCACGATCACCCATGAGCGTTCCTATGAACTTCAGGGTGGCCGGGGTGTACCTGCGCAGGAAGAATCCCACCACGTGTCTCGCGTAGATCACATCCTTCTTCCTGGTCTTGCCGAACAGCTGTTTCCTGGTCACGCCGTCACTGTACTCCAGGACCTTGTCCAGTATGTACTCTATCAGCTCGTACGAACTGCGAGCCTGTATTGGACAGGTGAAGGGGAACATGATGGGGTAATCAGGACATATCATTTTGTCCATACAGGTGTGATGTTGGTTTCTGCACCCAGGGAACCATCCTTGATGACGAACTTGGCGGCTTCCAGCATGCAGGCATGCTGCAGTGTCTTCCATTGTTCGGCATGGGATTGTTCCACGCGTGCGGTGATCTGGTCATGTACCTGCATGACAAGCTTGACGTACGGCTCCAGCTCTCCACCATGGATGGTCTCGAACATCAGCCATACGGCAAGCTTGGTCATGTCGGCCGAAGAGCCCTGCACGGGCATGTTTTTGCTGGCCCGTTCTATGGAACCCAATGTGGGATTGTACTGGCTACCGGTGAGGTGGCTCTGTATGTCCGCTCTGGCGAACTTCCAATAAGGAAACCAGCGTTTCCGGTGAAATGGTGCGAGGGTCTGGATGAATCCGAAGCGCACACCAAAGGATCCGAGGAACCTCAGCATCTTACCGATGCCGGGAAACTTCCTGAAATACTCGTCGATGAGTGCCTGGGCCTCGTTCGGAGTAATGCTCAAGGTGGCAGCAAGCTTGTACTTGCTCATCCCATATGCCAACTATGGGGAATCCCTGATTTCTCAGGGCTTGGACTGTCCCTTTGTGTATTTTCCTTTATCGTCTCTAACGCAGTGATGTTCCTGATGACACCGTTTGCACAGTGGTTCCAGATTATCAACTGCATTATTCGTACGATCGTGATCCTTGTGATGGATCAAAGTAGCTCTCACACCACATCTATTGCATATTCGACCGTGAGTTTCAAATCCCAGTTTGGTGTAGTTGCCCACTCCAGTTTTGTACATGTGATTCGAAGTCCCTAGTTGTGCGCCGCCGGAACCTACATTGGGATATTTGATCCGGCCGGTCTTGTGAGCGTGACGAAGTGCAATGAATGCACTGCGACATCTTGCACTACAATAGATAGCATTGCGATACTTACCTGGTGGGATGTCCCCACCACATTTAATACACACCTTCCGTCCAGTCTCTACACACGCCTCCGTGGACATCTCCACGGTGCTTGGCTCGGGATTGCCTCCAACATTACTTGCTGAGGTTTCCCCGACTTTGAAAGGTTTTACTTCGGCTTGGCTATTCTGAGTGTTCATACTCAAAGATATTGTTTTTAACCGAAGTTGATGGTCTTCACCGCTGTTCTCAAGCGCTTGTGTTTCTTACAATTGCACTTGGCTCCGTTGTGCGCATAGTACGCACAATCCGGATTAGCAGCTTTCTTCCAGTCATCCTTGTACACCACCTCAGCGCACACACTGTGCAGGTCTTTTCCGTTTTTCAGGGCATCGAGCCAGACAGGGTCCTGGCTCATGTACGCGATCACCACCAGCTCTTGGGAAGCATAGTCACTATCCACATATACCCACCCTGGCTCCGCGACGAATGCGTTCCGGTAACGATTACCCACAGATTCCTTGGAGGGAATATTCTGCATGTTGGGACCGTAGGAACTCAGGCGTCCGGTACTGACGATGGGATTGAAGTTGGTGCGTATGCAGCCGTCGGTCTCCACATGTTTCTCGATGAAGGTGGTGCCGTAGGTGGTGATGAGCTTCTTGGCGTCCTTGTACTCTTTGAGAGCGATGCCGATAGGGAATGGGAACTTGGCCATGGCTTCCTTGTCCAGGCTGGTCAGGCTGGGCTGCAGGACCTGGAACAAGGCGAGGACCTGTGGCTGGGAAGACCAATTGATCGTGAACTTCCCAGCGGGTACCATCAGGTTATTCTCCACCAGGAAATCCCGGTGATGCTTCTGCAGGTAGTCCAGGAATTCTCCCTCCTCACCGGCCTCCAGACACTGCAAGGCATAGCGCTTCAGTGGATCTTCGATGACGGTGATCCTGAGGTAGCGCTTGATGATGGCCTTGGTGGCGCCCGGCATGTCCGGGAACAGCATGGAGAGTATGGCGACCTTGTGGGCGCGGGAATTGAGGTTCACGACGAGCCTATCCTCATCGGAGTATAGGCCCATGTCCTTGGCCTTGTGGATCAGTGCAGGGTTCTGGTGCATGCAAAGCTCCAGGTCCACTTCTGCGTGCTGTACCACCGGCCAGGCCAGTTCCTCGTTCTCCAGCCACTTCTGTTTGTCCAGTGGCATACCGTGGAAGGTCATCTCCGCCAGGCCCGGGAGGCAAGCCATGTCTAATGCGCAGGTATATACAAGTTGCTCGCCATACAGGCGGAGCATCTGCATATCCCTGAGCTTGAACAGGTGCCTTACGTCCTCAGCCGCATACTCGACCTTCTCCGGGGTGATGATATCATCGCCAAAGGAAGTCTGCTGTTCCTTGGAGATGGTCAGGCATATGTAGCGCTCCAGCAGGGACTTCAGGGAATAGAAGCCGAACTGTGTGTTGTCCGCATCTTCATCATCCTCCGTATCCCTGGCCAGCTTGCCACAGTTGAGTTCCATCTCGGCAACCATGGTGCAATACACATTGCGCATCACGATGCCGGCAAAGCGCAGGACCACCAGGTCAAAGTATGCGTTGTGCAGTACCTTGGTCCGGTAGTCCCTGAGGATGCTGTGGATCTCCTCCCGCTGTCCTCCCGTGAGGAAGGACCACTGGAGCAGCCATTCATCACGGCCATTGCCGAACTGGATGAGGATAAGCTTGCGCTCGCACCACATGTGATGCACATTGGTCTCCGTATCCACCATGAATTCCCCCTGTTTAGTAGCCCACTGAAGGAACTGCTCAAAGGTGCAGTCGCACACCTGGCGGGAATACGTGTGGATCATTTGGTTGTGTTTTCGTAGTCACAGATATCTTGGGCGTCTTGCTTTTCAGCCAGTCCCGTCTCCAGGATCTCCTTGCGCCCATTCCACTTGTGGTATCGATACACACCCCAACCTTCTTGGTAGGGCCAGATGGTCCTGGCAGGCAGCCACTTGGACCATAGTAACCTTTGCAGGAACTTTCTCATACTTCTTCTTTGTAGCGCAGGTCCACGTCCTCCATGTCGCCATGGAAGTCGATGTCACTGCGCAGGTAAACGTGAAAGCCGAACTCATCGATCACATCGCTGCGTTCGTGCTGTACCCGTTTCCAGGCGGCCACGTCGGCGATGGTCTTGAGTTTGGCCATGATGATCTCTGTCTCGTACTGTGTGATGAAGGGTTCATGGCTCAGGGTATTCACGATACGGGCCTTTGGGTATTGTGCGAGAAGTTCCCGCAGTTCTCCCAAAGGCCCGATCAGCTTATACTTTACGGTACGCTTCAGTGTGTACATCCGCAGGAACGGGTTGTAATCAAAGAAGGTACCGGAGCGCGGCTCGTTGATGTAGTGGATGAGCACCTCATCATTGGGGAGTGGCTCCAGTTTCAGCATTGTCTACCCATTTTATAGGTTCATGACCGTTCTCGGTGAGCCACTCGTTCACACGAATGAATTGCCTGCCACCGGTGAAACGCATCTTGCCCCCGGAGTAATTCTCATACTGCGGATGACAGGAGCGTATGACATTGCAACTGAAGCTCTGTACGATAGGAGTTGCTGTGTCATCGGCCTGCTTTCCCCATAGCATGAAGGTTACCGGGCGTCCCGAGAGCTGCCCCTTGATGGCTACTGTCTCCATGATCTTCTGGGTGAGTTGCTGCCATCCCCAATCCCGGTGGGCATTGGCCATACGGTAGGTGGTGGTCAGTACGCTGTTCAGCATGAGTACGCCTTGCTTGGCCCAGTCTGTGAGGTTGGGATTGGTGCGCACCCCGTATCCGCTCAACTCGAGCTCCTTGAAGATGACACGAAGGGACGGTGGTATGCTGGGAAGCTGACTGCTGAAGGACAGGCCATGGGCTTCATTGCCCGGGTATGGGTCCTGGCCAAGGATCACGATCTTGGTGTGGCTGGGCTGACAAAGCCTGAGGGCCGTGAAGATGTCCTTCTTGGCCGGCCTCAGTTTATCGCCCTGCTGGTCCACCCGTGCCGCGATCTTGGCCATCCAGTCTGACCGGAAGTGGGGAAGCAGGACATCAGCCCATTCCTCTCCCACATTGTCGGCCAGGGTCATTTCTTTTTCCATAGCTGGTTGCGGTGGTTTATCTGCACGGTCTTGCCGGTGGGGCGTGTGGTCACCAGCTCCTGCTCTCGGCCGGCGATCTTGATCTTGGTGACCACTTTCTCCATGACAGGCGCACGCTGTGTAAACTGTTTCTTTCTGGTTCTCGACTTGGGCATGGTCAATTGTTTTGGATTCTTCGGATGAATTGTTCCTCGGTTTCCGGAGTACCGAGGTTCAGGTATGAGCAGCGCCGGCGGTACTCCTCTGCATACATGCGCATCGTGTGATCCATCACCAAGTCGATGCTCATGAGCATGAAATAGAACTTGTCGATGAGTTCCTCCTCCGGGAATATCGCATCGATGAACTCCACCATCTGCTCCTTGACCTCCGGCGTGAATACACGTACGAAGTAGGTTGAGGTGAGGTCCTGTGGCGTCTTGGCATACGGGTAGGTGTCGATCAGGTCCATGAGGGTAGGCTCCAGCTTGTTGAGCAGGGCCAGCATCATCACGTTCTGATTGGGCAGTGGCATCCGGATGAACCAGGAGCGTGTGCTGTTCGGGTCGTCGTACAGGACATCTTTAAGAAGCATCGGGAGGGAGTATTAGTTTGGATTTGCGTTTACCCGGGTTGTGCATCTCGTATTCGATGCGGCCAGCGCGTTGCTGGGCACAGCGGACCGTGTAGTCACTCAGGGACTGGGCGTGTGCAGTGACCACCGTGAAGCAGATCACTGCCTTGTACAGCAGGGCTTCGATACTCCCATTCTGCTCGATGAGCTTGTCGACAACGGCAGCCACAACCTTCGTGTAGCCCACTGGCAGACCTTCAATCTCCAGCTCGGAGAGTTGTTCCAGGGTCGTGCAGTTGTTTAGCCTGGTGAGGATCTTCAGTTCCTCCACATACTCCTTGAGCAGGGGCTCCGTCTCAGTGGTCACCTTTCCGCAGTCATTGACGAACTGTTCTTCAGTGGCATACTGAGCAGGGGCAACGGGAAGGCTTGTCGTGGGGCTAGTCCCGATCGGATTGAGATATTGTTCAAGGTTCATAAGATTCTCCTCTTGCTACGACCACGTAGCGGGTTTTGTTGATAATGATGATTCGTTTCTTGGTGATCATGTGAGGAAGTAAGTCCTCTTCACGAAATGGAGGATTGCCCTCCATTACCCGTTCAGGAGGACCATTGAGGTATGAGGGTATCCCACCTTCCATGTAGGATATATGATCCCCTGTTCCTTCGTTGGCGATAATTATCCAGGCTTTCTTCATGCGGGATGTGAATTTAAGGCATTCTTCAATGCCTTGGTTTGAAAAAGTAGTAGGTGTACCAGGATCTTTTCCTGTCGTCCCATCGCTGGTTCTTTGTACACCACTGACAGTGCCTCAGGGACTTCTGCCCGAAGGTGGCGTTCAGGTACACCCACTTGTGGATGCCCAGGAAACAAAGGAGTTTTCGCATGTGCGTGATTTTGGGTGTGGAATTACTCCCGTCGCCCCAACCCTGTGTAAGTAACAGGGAAGGGGCATCGGGGAGCATGCGCGGGCTTTCGCCAGGCGCTATCTATCGTGGATGGGTTCTCAGGAAATTGTATATTTGGTTAAATAATCGGTATGGAACTCAAGCTTCCCACTGGCTACACGCCACAGACGGCATACACAATGCTGCATCGGTTACTGCTCCTGACACGACTGAGTCATGTGAAGACCAAACCGATCTTTGCAAAGCATATCGCCTTTGAACGGGCTTATGATGGGGTGGCGGACCTCATTGACTCCATCACCGAACAGCTCATCGGCTACAGCGGAGTGGATCCCATGGATCTGGTCATCGGTACGGTGAGTACGATGGATGTTGCTGAACTGGGTGACCACATCATCCAGGAGGCCGACAAACTTGTGCAATTCGCCGAAGCCTCCCGGTGGCATAATGTGGCCAATCAGTCACAGGAGCTGAGTGGTATAGGGGCTACCCTGAAATTTCTATCGCGTTATACGACTTGAACTCCTGGGCAGTGAGTTTGCGGAAGAACTGGTTGAACAGTCCGATCCCACAAGTCTCGTAGTACGGCTCTTCGCCGGGTACTTGTGGGTGATAGACTCTGTAGTACGCCCTGTCCGGGGGTAATACTCTGCTTCTAAGCTGATACCGGTACAGCATGCCTTCGTCGTATCCTTCCATCCCACCATGCCCCATTGGGCTCGCGTCGCATATGCACCATCCGGTTTCCCGGACGTAGTATTGCTCAGACATGGCTAATGTTTTAGTTGTGAATAAAAAGCCCTGACACCTTTCAGTGCCAGGGCAAACCAAACCCGATAAAGGCCCGGGTTACCGTGGATGCTTAACCCTCCCGGGCCTACCCGTCATTAACGTGTCGGGGCTATCACGATCGCAGGCAAAGCCTACAATACTTTACTCATTCGTTCTATGACCGCTTTGACTGATCAAGTTCGTGCTTCAAAAGTTCCTGGTTCAACCTCTCCACCTCAGATTTAAGGGTGGCGTTTTCGACTTGTAGGTGGTTCATTTTACCATAGTATTCCCACTTTTTATCGCAGTCCTTTTCAGCAAACAGTTTTATTTCAGCTATCTCTGCATCATTCGCGGTGAGTTGGGCTTTAAGTCTTTCGATTTCCTTTGCGTATAATTCTGCTATTCCTTTAGCAGCTGCATCCTTTGCCTCCAACAACGGCTCGTAGTGTTGCGCGGCAAGGTCGCGGATTTTTAACCCAAAGTCAGCAGAGTGAAAAACATCAGTTTTGTCCCATAGTTCTCCTACTTTTGCATCCGTCATCCACGGCTCGGGGGTGTTAGGTGTGGTCACTTTTTCGGTTGTGTACTTATTAAATTCTTCGTCCGTCATGATGCTCTTAAAATGGTTATCCATCCTAATGTTTTCAGTAAGCAATTCCGGCCTAGTTGTGCGCTTTTCAACCGGGGTACAATCAACGCAATGGTCTACCAGTTCAACGTGATTTGGTGAGTGACATTCGCATTTGATGTTGTAGTGGAAATAGGTTCTTTGAAGTTGGCCAACCTTTCCACAGATTTGGCATTTACCTGACATTATTTCGCCCATTGAGTAAGTTTTTTGCGCGGGTGAGTAAACTGTTTGTAGTTCCTGTTTTGGGAAACTTTTCGTTCAGGTATTCAAGTTGATTTATGCACTCCCTGACCATATCCTTCAGCTCGGTGATGCGGGTGCGCATGGCTTCTGCTGTACTCATCAGGTCTGATACTATGTTGCCTTCCCAATCCGCGTCATATTCTAACTTTTCGTCAGCGGGTTCGGATTTGGTGTCAATAGGGCATACACTGTATCCACAATGATATTGGCACCTATTACCCGTTAGCATTTCATCCTGACACATAAATGCCGGTTCCGTTTGTTTCGTTTGGTCAACCATTTGGGTGTTCTCACCGCTATGGTCAGCGTCAAGGCTTTTCTTGTCCGTTAGTTCAGGCACATTCCGAAGAGGGGGCCATCCAGAAAATAGTGTGCATCCAGGTAATGTCGCATCTCCTTCAGCTTCAAAATATTTCTTGCAAAAATTAGTATTCATGTTCCAGGTTTTATTGTTGTGATGGGGCGGAGTAGCTTTAATTAGATTAGATAAGAATGAGTATGCCCAATGCTCAAATGTTGTTTTGTCGTGTTCTAAAAAGTATTTTCTAATCTTTTCCAACCCAAGATGATACTCATTAACATCCCCCTCCAGGTCAGCGGGTTGGCTTTTACACTCATCACATTGGCTCTCGCATGTTACACCTGAGCCAGTTTGCCATTCTTTACAGTAGTGCGCTCCGGGTGCGCTATTAACCTTCACAGGCGGTACGTTGGTCTGGTCGATGTTATTGCTCATGGTGGGTGGGGGTTTAGTCGTTTCTTGTTATGTATATACGCTCACCTCCGTCTGTTGATGGCGGCTCATTTGTCAATGGATGCCACGGTCCGGAAGGGGCCCCGTTTAAATCCCAATACCGATTTGTCTCAGTGTCTAAAATGTAGTACGGGTATCCGCCGTGGTCAGTTTCTTCCTCCAGCGTCATAATGCGTTGGCCATTGTAAAAAGTAGGCTTTGTAATGTCTAACATATTATTTGTTTTTATACCCCATCGGGGCGTTCAGTTATCATCTTCTTCTATTTTATACCCCATCGGGGTGGTTAAATATTTTCCACTATAACCTACTTTCCTTCACCTTCTGACAAATATTTTCCAGTAACCCCATCGGGGTGGTTGTGAGGGGTGGGTTTGGGTTACCTTCCACTGGTTGTCCATTGATGTCCCAGAAAACGGTACCCTCTAATTCCCACCGTTGCTTGTTCGGGTTCCACCGCATATTGGGGGTAAGATTTGCCTTGCCACATCTAATCGGCTCCCCCGCTAAGGCTTTTTCGTGGTTGAATTTCATAGTCTACTCTTTAATTCGTTATGAATGGCGGTCAGTTCGACGTATCGGCACAATACCGTTGTGCATTCCTTGAAGGTTCCATATTCCTGTATTATGTCTCCCATCTTCATGCATTCCTCTATCCTCGCCTCCGCCTCCTTTATCCCGCATAACGTGGCAGTATGTATGGTTTCAAATTCAAGAACTTCCGCATATTCTTTACTTCCGTCAGCACATTTTACGTTGGAAATAAATTCTGGAATGTGGAAGTCGCTCTCTCGTATTAGGTTGGCGTACCGCTCAACGATGGCATCGGCTTGTTGTGATATAGTCATGTCATTTTGAGTTTGAAGTTAATAAAAAGAGCCCGCGTGTAGACACACCGGGCGTTGGGGGTTAATTCACGAATCCTCTACCGAGGGTTCCGAGACCTGGATTCGAACCAAGTCAGACAGACCCAAATTCTGCCGTGCTACCGTTACATCATCTCGGAATCAGTTATATAACTCTGGGTTGGTTTCCATAGTGGTCTCCTGTATAAGGATCCCGCAGATCACGCAATAACCCAGTCCATTGTACTGCAGATACTGTTCTGCAGCTTCTTTGCTGAATGCGGGAATATTCGGACCTCCAAAGGTCTTCAATTCCCCATCAGTAGGATCGATCGCCCGAATGAGTGTTGTGAATATCATACATCAGCGGTTTTAAGATTGTTCAGTGGCCGGATAGAGCCTTCCTCTTTCGCAGACTCCATAAACGCCATGTGTTGCTGTACTCCTTTCTCATAGTTCTCCTTGGTATCGGGTAGGATCTGACACTTCGTTGCTGTATGTATGCACGCGCATACCACTTTCTCAGGACTGGACTCCAGCACATAGTATCCATCTCCCAGGTATGTCTGCAAGAGTGAATAGATCGGTGGAGGATTCTTGAACCAGTTGATGTCCATGAGAATGGTCTGTGAATACAACGGGGGCCCCGCTTCAGCGACCACTGACGGCACTGAAGCCAGGTGTTCAGAGATCTCCTTCGCCGCAATCATACCGGGGAGAATCCTAAAGAAGTTCCGTCTGTTCATGTGGTAATGGGTTTATAATTGACCAGCCTGCAAAGGTGAAAGATGAGTAGTTCTTATAAGGTGAGTGTGGTACATAGGTCGGGGCCCACTCTCCATCGAAAGGAATACATCTGCGTGTGGATATACGCATTCCATCAGAGAGGATCATCATGATGAGGTCTTTACTTTCCACATAACTGATCCACCACTTGCTGTAATCGGGCAGAGCAGCTACCTGTTCCGCCGATAGAGCTTCCGCAATGGCACGTGCTCCCAACAGTCCAGGTACAATTCGAAAGAAGTTCCTTCTGTTCATATGCTTTGTTTTAAAAGAGTCCACGACCAAGACTGGTCAGGACGGTTGAAATAATTGCACTAACAAAAAGAAAACACAGTCGGGGAGACAGGAGTCGAACCTGTAACTCCCCGGTATGAAAGACGCTGTGTAGCTTTGCTCTCCGTTTCGGCAGGCTCCCGTCCGTACTCGGTAAGGGGGCTACACCTGCAATTATTCCCCACGGAAAGGAGCGTCTTTCAATATTGTTATTGTTTCGAAAGTTAGAAAACCCCGCCTGTAGACACAGGCAGGGGGAAAATGAAAAAATGAAAAGCTGGCTTGACTAAGGTAGGGGTTTTTATAAACCCATGGTCTTGCGGCATTCGGGTCCGATACCCATATGAATGCTCTTGGGATCAGTGAGGTCACGACCACACTTGCCACAGCGTCCCATGTGAAGGACTTGGAACCCAGTGGGTAATGAGCCACTGACCAGATTGTTCCAGAACCATTGAAACTTGCCTGCAGCTTTATTGCCGGCGGGATCCTGCGCGATCTCCGGTTTGGGAATCCATACCCAGGTGTCGGAGAGATGGTTATAAGCCAGCTTACCGACCTCATAGCCTGCACAGCGTACGTAGCGCCATGTAGGGGCAGCTTTGGACGTGGTGATGCGTACAGCAATGTGCTGCTTGGTCTCCGGATTACGCACCGTGAAGTGCGCCATGCCGGCCGTGGCGAACTTGAACCACATGGTGCGTGGCAGTTCGACTTCAGAATGGGAGGTCATCGTATTCATGGTTATCCTGGTTTGATTCTGTGATTTCGGGTCTCTCCTTGTTGTCCTCGTCTAGCTCATGCTTGAGCATAGTACAGCGGTTGCGCAGGGTGTCCAGAAACATCCTGTGCCTGTCGTAGCTGTAGTTGCGCGTGTAGAACTGCAGGACATCGACGAGGCGATCCTCGAGCTGTTCAGGGGTGAGTACTTCGGGGACAGTGGGCCTTCCATAACGGTGCTCCAGCAGGTCCATGCAGATCTTGCTCTTGAGTAGCTCATCCAGGGAGTCGTCGAGCTTGGGATCCATATGGATCCCGTAGCCCTTGGCGTAAGCTCTTGCCTTCTTGATGACCTCAATGGCATTGAGCATGGCGTTGGAGGCGGTTTGTACCGGCATCCGGTCAGGTATATCAACCATAGATGTGGATTGAATGTGAAAAAGAAGGGAGCTGGGAAACCAGCCCCCAATGATGTACTACCCTGGCCGCCCAGGGTACGGCCCATCGTACGCTTACAGTGCAATACCCAATCCGGCAAGGCCATTAAAGCCCTGAGTACCGTACTGTGGTTCCAGGATGAGGGCGAAGAGATCGCCGCGTCCTAAAGGCAGGCTCAATCGAACACCGCCGGAGACGAATGGAACCGTGGACTTGACGCCCTCCGGTGGACCATTCAGGTAAGTGCGGATACCACCCATACCCTTGAAATACAGGTAGCGATTCACACGGATGAGCGTGGCTGCATAGACGTACGCACTGACCTCCACTGTACCAGCGTGGACATTATCCACTTGGGTGAAGGACACGCCTCCCAAGTATCCGAAGCGGGCATCCTGTGGCCAGGCGCCCATCTCGATACCAAAGCCGTGGGATTGGACGAACAGGGTCATTTCCCTGAACCTGTCCTGTGTGCAGCCCTCATCCCACCCGCGGTACTGAGCCATACCGTGCACGTGGAACATACTCACCAGGATAAGGACGATGAAGTTTTTCATAGCGCTTCTTTTTGAGTGTGGAATACCGATGCCACAGTGCCCCGAGCAGTGCCGGGAGTGGGTAGCAACAGTATAGGATATAGATCGTGGAGAAGGAGACGCTGGTGAACCATCCGTGGATGGAGAATGCAGCGAATGTGGCCAGCCACACCACCCATGACAGGATGATGGGCAGCAGGAAGATGGCGAAGGTCATTGCCATGTTCAGTTTGTACTCCATGCGGAGCTGTTGTCTGTTCATTGCTTTGGGTTTGGTTGGTTATTAATCGGTCAGTCTTTGAGCATGCTCCAGATCAGTACTCCGAGCAGGAATACTGCGACCAGGGCCAGTGGTCCTCACAGAGGTGCGGTCACCCACCACCACGACCAGTCGATCACATGCGTGAGCTTCAGGATGAGGAAGGTGAGAAAGAGCAGGAATGAGACGCTGGTTGAGACCGCATTGCTGTTATTGCTGTCGCTCATGGTTCAAGGTTTGGTTATGAAAGATAGTGATTCTAGTCTTCAAAGGCAAGTGTGTCATCTACACGCACAACATCTACACGCTCAGAGTAGTAGCCATTACTGGTACCGTACCACCGGATGGTGATAGTGTCCTTGAGCGTGCGGATGTTGTAGAATGTCCAGGTGTGGGAGTCATCATACTCATCCTTGGCCGGAAGATCACTGGACGTGTTTTCAGTGGCCGATAGAATCTGCTGACCCACTAGGTCTTGTATATTACCTGTGATGTCTTCGATGTAGACGCTCTCACAACAATTCCGGTCATGATACATCTTGTACTGCTCCACGACTCCTGAATCCGGTGAGTCCTTCACCTGGAAGATGATCTCGTCATTGGCATCGTTGACTGTAATGCCTACGACATACTTGTTGTCAAGCTGGCTTATCATGTTGATTTGGTTTTGAAAGTTAAAGAAAGGGAAGGCACTTGCTGCCTCCCCATTTATCCCTCTGCACTCAGTTGTAATAGGTTTGCCACCAGAAACGCCATATCCTTTCGGGAGCTATTTCCTACCTAACTAGTACAACTGCTCACCCTTGGGAGCTGATTAAGCATATACTCGTCACTCGGTTAATCTGTATAACACAGCATGACATTGCATATCCACTCCGAGACAGATATACTGTCCTGTTATCTTAATCAGGCAGTTTCACATCTTAGAAGACGTTCGCTGAGATGGACTAAGCCAAATACTCCGATGACCTTCAGACTAAGAATTATATATCTGCGTGAGAATGGTGCATTAACAGGCCCACCTCTCGGTAAGCCACTGAACTTACTCTGCCTCAGCGTCGGCTGGAACCTTGTCCTGCAGCACTTCTGTACGCTTACCGGTAGAGAAACTGATATAGGAATCAGCATTAACCGGGTTGAACATACTGTACTGGAAGGTGGTATCCTTCATGTTGGCCTTGTGATTCTTCTCATCCCTGACTTTGATGTCAGGACACAGGGCACTGACCAGGCTTTCCACGACCTTGGCAAGATTCTCTTCGCGTACGGTGAGGATGATGGGCGCTTCTCCACCGCCAAGCATTCCCATGAGCCCACCGGTTTCCAGGTTGAGCTGCAATTGGAATCCACGGGCCCATACGGGCTTTTCACCTTCACTGATATCGGTGGCCGGGATCAGGAAGGGGGTCACTATGATGTGCGAGATGTCTTTGAACATATGGGTTTGATTTAAGGTGACAAAATAAAGGGAACCCCGAAGGGTCCCCTGTGCCTGATGCATCACAGGCTTTGGTCCGTTGTACATCCGGATTCGCAACGGAACTTCTTGAAAGGGAGTCCACTGTACCTGACATACGTGGAACTCCCTGTGCCTGAGATACAGGCTTGCTTTCAATGAAGTGAGGAGGCTCGTTTAGCAGCCGACCTCCCCGTGATTGTGCTGACAGCATTGGGAACGACGAGCGTCTATTTACCAATGAGAGCCTGCATCACAATGTCCGTGCCGGCGCCCAGGGACCTGGTCAAACCATTGGTATGGGGGCCGGCAAATATCATTTCCATGAAACATAAACTGCCTTGGCAATACAGGTATATCCTGTGGGGGTAACCGCATCGATGGAATCTTTGTATACTTCATACACTTGAGAAGCCAGGCATATCTCGTCAGCGTTTGATCTGTACACATTCACCCAGCCTCTATTGTTGCCGTCCAGCATGGCCCGCGTGGTACTCCAGCCATCCGGTAACGGATGCACATTGTCCGTTTGCTCTTCCAGCATCTCCTCATAGATCTGCTGCCAATACTTGAAGTTGGACATCAACTGTTCACGACTGTGGGCTATATTGGCGTCCCACACAGGGAATGCCCACCAGTCTATGGGAAGTAATAGGAAGGCTGAGAATGTCTCCCGTGGCTTCTCCATGACAGACATGCGCTGCTCAAGATTGAGCTTTTGGAAGTGCTTGAGGTATGAAGGCCACCAGTCTTTGGATGAGTACCGGGATTCGAACTGTGCAAAGGTTACCATTCTATGGGGATTGAGATGATGAGCGATGGTGCTGTCTCTCTTGTGCGTTCCTTGAATTCAATGGTGGCGTAAGGTGGTCCGAATTCCGTTTTAAACACATTGACCCACACTGTCTTCTTTAGTGGTGGTGGTGCCATTTCCAGGTTGTACTCCTCCCTATTGGCACACCTTCCATTATCAGCCCAGCGTTCAAGTGCCAAGATTCTCTTTGTGTCCTTATCATAGATCACGCCTATATTGCGGAAAGGTCCTCCGGTCACCACTTCTTCCGGAAGCCGGGCCAATACGACCGCTGGATGTCCGTTCACGGTTCTTGCGAGCTCACCTGTCAGATGCCGCTCCAGATTGAAGGTGAGATCGAAGACCTCCTGTTCGGGGTACAGCTCTTGATTCCTCAACTTGTACTGCTCAGTGACCACCTGCCCTAACCACTCCAGCCTTGGCTGTAGTGCCTCTTTGACAATAGTATTATGCAAAGTAGGTGTGGTACTGAAGGAAGAGTCGTAGATATCATTAGGGGTCTTCCACGCATACGATACCCTACCCACTTCTGAAGGAACAGGAAACGGCTCTGTGGTATCCCATTTGAGCGCATTAGCCATATGACACAAGCCCAGCCAGGCTTTGTAGCCCTCCAGGTGTGCCTTCAGTTTTTCAGCGCTACCGAATGGCGCCTTGATCAATGTTATGACCAGTGCTTCGTACTTGATGCGCATGGTCTTGAGAATCTCGAAGTTCTTGTCGTTGAATTTGTACATGGTATTAAAGTTTGGTTTGTCCTGTGAATGCTTTGATTACTGTGAGCAGCTCTTCTTCAGTGGTGATGTAGGGAGCACGCTTGCTGCGTTGGTTACCCCATATCAGAACAATGCCCTGGTGCCTGTTGAAGGTTACTGTGAGATCACCATAGGCTTTGTACACCACACTGTCCCTATTGGAGTCAGTGGACTCTAGATACCCGTACGCGTGGTGCAGCATGGATACCAACAATGGAAACTGCGGTGGCTTGTACATCAAGCGCTCCTGCGTGCGTATATCCGCCTCACGATCGAGCTTATTGAGCATCTCATCTGTGTAGGCACTGTAGGATAGCTCACGCAGGCGTTTCCAGTCCACTGATTTGTCCACATCACTACCCACTGAGGTACGGATGGAGATCTCAGCAGCATCGTAGACTTCACGGAAAGCGAACCACTTGCGTTCTGAATGTTGTTGCTGTTTGAATAGGAGTATGGTAGCGAATGTGGCTATGGCCAGCACGATCAGGATAGCTGTGGACATGAGTTTGGTTTTGAATGTGAAAAGAATGGGAGAGCCTTCAGATGGGCTCTCCCAGCTGCATAACACGTTACCCGTAGCGCGAAGCAGCAGCTTTATCGGTCCATACAGTGAACGTGGCATCAGTGGTGGATAGAATAGGGAGGCTCAGGGAGCAGGTCCTGAGCACTCCCATTAGCCCGAGGGTTACTCAGGAGGTTAGTACACCTTGTGAGTGTACTGTGTGAGATCACTCCCACTCAGGAGGTGGGAACAGAAAGATCAAGGTAGCGGCGATAAAGACACCCAGGAATCCTGTGATGACTATCCAGACGCCCACTGAAGGACCTGTAGCATCAAAACGGAGGTGCTGGGAGATGAATTCAAGGGCATGGTTGTGAAGTTCTCCATGCATCCAGGACCAAGCGGTGGTTCCAAGGATGGTGAAAGAGAGGACGAACAGGAGCATGAGGAGGCCGAGTAGGAGCCTGTATGATAGGATCCTGAGGGGTGAGTGTGACATATTGAGGGGTATTTGGTTGTGATGGTGACGAGTTGAGGGTGGGAAGTGGGAGCACAGAAGGGTTGAGAGCTGTGAGTGGAGCTGAGGAGGAGCTATATAGTTGCGGATGTCAGAGAGAGTTGATACTTAGCGGAATAGAGAGAGGAGTGAGGGGAGAGGGTAGCAGGTCCGCAGGACCACTCACAGCGTGCTCAAGGAGGTGTAAAAATACGTTCTATGGATATATCATTGCAGAGTGAGCGTGTAACTTATTCATTCTCATTCACTTATCTACTCAACCTTGTGCGGAAAAACGCACAGATCGAACGAAACGCGTGGAAAAAACGCACACATCGACATACCTATCCAGTTTTTAGCTGTATATTCGCACAAAATATACTCAATCATGAACAAACTCACCCCTTTGCACACCCAACTAGCTGATAAACTGCTGAATATGATGCGTTTGGGCAGCTTATCCCGACAGAATCAGGTCACCCCTGGAGTAGCAGGTTATTCAGTGGGCGGTGAAACAAGGTCCTTCCGGCTTCACCAGGAGATCACGATCGTTGACCGCACTCTCTATGATGGCCTCTCAATTGGTGCTATTAAACTGGTACTCAAGATCCAACAGGAACTGGAGATGAACAATCCACTGTGGGAATGCAGCAATCCCAAGTCAGACATACGTCGTCATCTGGCTGAGCTCAAGCGCAATGACATCATCGAAGCCATTCCAGGCACCGATATGTATATCGTTAGTCCGGCCAAGATCCGTCGTGGTCATCCACTGATCACCCTCGGTGCACTCTATGAGTACTGCAAGCGCAGATACACTGAGGATAAGCACTGGAAGATCAGCAATGTGGATATCAGGGCATTACGCTCCTCGGGAGTAGCTGTTGCACGGCTACCATTTGATATGGATGTACCTGAGGCGGGCGAAATGTGAATATTCTGCCCTTATTACGGGCATTTGTGTAGGCCACTGACTCCCGAGTTCAGTACTTGACTGTGGGGCTGGGTTAAAAAAGACCAGGCTCCTTCGAGCTGGTCTACGAGTTGATCACTCGCAACGGTCTTCGAGCTGTTCTCCCCACCGGTCGACGCTCTGTTCTTCGTGCTGGTCGTGCAGCCAATCTTCGAGCAGTTTGAAGCCTGCAGCCATGGGAATGACTGCCACAATGCTCCACTCGCTGAATGAGGTGCTAGAGAGGACGGCTGTGGTGGCCACGAACAATGCCATAGCGAGCCACAAGTTGGTGTACTGTTTCATATATTGGGATTGATTGATGACAAAGGAAGGTCAGCCCCCTTGCAGGAGCTGACCTCTTTCTGTGGTTCAGCAGATTACGCGGTCTTCTGCGCGATGCCGGACAGCTTGGTCTCGGGAGCTGCAGGTGCTGCAACTTCCTCGACGTCTGCGCCCCAACGACGGCCTTTGCTGGCCACGATGGCTGCGACCGGAGTCATGCTCTTGACCACAATGGCCTCGTGCGTGCTCTCCAGCCTGTTACCGGCTGCATCACGGTCCTGAACCTGGACGGTGTCCAGCAACAGGTCAACAGTCTGGCCGCTGAAGAACTGGGTCTTCGTGCCGTCGTTGTTGATGATGCCGAACGACAGTTGACTCTGGTTGAGCAACTGGTCGAACAGGATGCGTGCTTCGTCTTTGTCGCCTGCGGCCTCCAAGGCAATGGCCTTGGCATGTCCTTCAGTGAACATGGTGCTGTTGCACACGCTGGCTTTGTTGACGTTGAAGGAGTAAATGTCCTTGAGGACGCCCTTCTGCCCGTTCAGGCCCGTGATGTTCTCATCATAGTAGCCGAGCTGTGGTTTACCGCTCACCTGGCAGCGCACGGGTGTGCCTGTCATGGAACGATTGACCTCGCTGCGGCTGTTCATGATGTTGTTGAACCTGCGCTCTTCGGCGCCAATGGTGCGAACTTTGGTCTGTGACATGGTCTTTGCTTTATGGGTGATTGAAATGATGACGCATGTTAGATGACGGGGCCAAGCCTCCGCAAAAGTTAGTAGCGGGGCCTCTCTCGAGGTGGTACCCCAACCCCCCGACACCCTCAAATTTTTAAAAAAAAATTCTTGGTACACTCATTCAGTGTACTTACCTTAGCCTCTGCATTCAATTCACTCAGCTCCTTCACATCAAACTCATCGCTATGCTCCTCAAAGCTTTCGTTGACCACTCCAACATCATCTGGCCCATCTTCGGCGCCGCTGTGCTGGTAATGCTCGCTCTGTTCGCCTTCATCCCGGGCAACAGGATCTACACTGCCCCTCCCGGTAACAAGGCCGGTGGACTAGTGCTACTACTCGCTGCAGCCGGTTGGCTCGTGGCCTGGGGTAAGGACATGATCACCCTCAGTTCGGTACCCATAGTGAATAACCTGGTGACCGTGGGCATCGGTGTCATCCTCACAATCCTGGGCTTATGCGTACTCGTGGTCTGGCACAAGTAGTACTGGTCTCAGTCGCTGCCTTCTTCAATGCGGTGATGGACAGTGTGGGTGATTCGGTGCACTTCAATGCATCGGTCTTCCACAAACTGGATCCCACCTTCTGGAGTAAGGATGCCTCCTGGAATACGGCCACCCATGTCTTCGGCTACAAAGTGGACGCTTGGCACCTGTCCAAGTCCCTGGTGGTGGTATGCCTCTGTCTGGCCATCGTCCTACCGGCCGTAGCGCGGTTCAAGTGGTGGATGGAGCTGCTGATCGCAGGTGCGCTATGGAACATCACATTCAACATTTCCTATCACTTTCTGATTCGTTGATATGGAGTCATACATTGATAAGGCCGTTATCGCTTCCCGTGAAGAGCGGCACGAGGTTTGGCTATTGACACAGAGACTGACTTTGGATGCGCTGAACGACGAAACGGGATTCATCCACCACCAGGTGTTCGAACCACAGACACTGCTAGTGGCCAAAGATGAGCCGACGTTCATCGCATATGCCAATAGGCGTGTGAGCCTACCGAAGTCCATACTCCGTAACACGGATTACTTCAGGCGTATCGACAACAAGTTCAGCCTGCAGCTAATCTCTACGGCCACTGGCGAAACGATACGACAGGAGTGGTTGCCACTGCAGAACATAAAGGCCGATAGCCTGTATAGCCACCTGTACAGCATGATCATCGATATCGTGAACAAATGGGAAGTTGAAATCATGAAAGGACAATTAAAGATCACATTGCACGCGGATGTACCAGACCCACGATATGAACGACCTGTTGCTGCAGATGCAGGCTCCAACGCAGGAGCTGCAACTGGTAGTAACGCCTCAGGGAAACCTTGAGGTGCGCATCGTCGTGTCTGACCCGCTATTCGAACTCACGCACACTTAAAACCCCAATTATGGACGACAATAAAGACCTCACCGAAGAACCCAAGACACAGGAAGCCACTCAACCAGTGCTTCCGCAGCAAGAGGAGTACATCCCTAATCAGCCACTGACTCCCAAGGAAGACCTGGCTGACAGCATGGGTCCGATCCACGAGGCTCCAGTGGCCGATAAAGATGGTGTGACCAAGCGCATTGGCGAGAACTACGCAGGATGAACCGCTTCAGAGACCACTGGAGGATAAATGAAAGGACAATCACCTGGCATGAAGCCTTGGGTATTTTCAAAACTCAACAACAGCATATGAACCTCACACTCGGAGAGAAAAGGGTACGGACGAAGTTCAACCCATCAAGCAACAGTCAGGTGGACCTGCTCAAGACAGTAGCCGCTGATTTCATCAACAAAGTCAACGATATCACCATACCGCATAGCCCTGAGAACGCGAATGAAGCTAACGTGGAAGAGCGCTACGGAGAATTCAATCGTCTGAAGGCTCTGGCCATGATGCATATTGAAGATGCTGCCATGTGGGCGGTGAAAGCAGCCACGATCTGATGACTCGAAGCCTTGAACTGGAGACCGGTCCCGATGTCGTGCGTGATTGCATACTGGCCATGCGGGAACTGTTCGGGCTGAAAAGCCTGCCAGCCACTATGGTATTGGTATGGATGGCACGCAGGGCCGGTCCTCAGGGAGAGGTGATTCTTGATCAGCCTGCACGAAAGCAGCTCATGACTGAGCTTAATATCTCCAAGCAACACCTTACAAACCAGCTTGCTACGCTGCGAAAGATGGGTATAATCACGCAAATTGATGGTACCCGGGAAGTTACGCTTGCAGATTTCGTACCTTACGGAACCACCGACCGTCTGGATTATCACCTCTTATTCGTGAAACCATGATCGATTCCATGCAAGCTCAACTGAGCACACTATTCCGCCGCAGCACTGTCATCGTCTACGTAGTGGTCATCATGTGCTCCTCCATCTGGTGCGTCATCGGGTATCAATGCGGCCACCACGCCGCCGTGAAAGTGATGCACGTGGCCCTTGACTCGGTAATCCACCGAAGCGACTCCATCACTGGTGATTACCGTGAGTTCCAGGATTCCACGCTCAAGGAGCAGCTCAGGAATGCACTTGAAAACACTGAGAAGATACCGTGATACAATACGAGGACAGCTCCCACACATACTCCTTCCGTGGCCAGCGCTACATCTCGGTCACGCAACTCCTGCACTTCGTTACTCCGCAGTTTGATACAGAAGCTCAGGCCAAACGCATGGCTGAGAATCACGGCGCCACGCCAGGCTACTGGAAGAAGCGATGGGCCGCCCAGTCCAAAGCTGCAGCCGAGCAAGGAACCAATTTCCACAACACACAGGAACTACTCACCGAAAGCCAGGGCTTCGAGATGAGACTGGGTAAGCCACTACGCGTACGTAACGCGGACCAGCAGTCGATGGCCACCTGGAACTACAGCTCCTGGTTGGATGGCGTCTACACGGAGCTACTACTCTGGGATCACCACTGGCAGCTCGCCGGTCGAGTGGACAAGACCATATTCCGCACAGACACGGTGGGTCGGTGGGCGGATATTGATGACTACAAGACCAACAAGAAGATACGCCAGCGCGGCTGGGTGGAGAACGGCATTCCCAGGACCCTGCTCACACCACTGACCCACCTTGAGGATTGCGAATACAACAAGTACGCACTGCAGTTCAGTCTGTATCAGTTCATGCTCGAGCGCATGGGCTTCAGGGCAGGTACGCGTCGCATGCTGTATCACCCACCACTGTTACCTGACCTCTCTGACGATCCGAACGAACGCCGGCAGAAGCCGATTATATACGAACTTCCTTATCTTTACGATGAGGTACAGGAACTCCTCGATTACACATGGAAACTAAGAAGCCTTTGAAGGCCACTGACCTGGAGGTGTGCAACAGGGATTGCCTGAAGCATGCTTCCCGCAAGACAGGAGAATCCCTCCCGGCAGTGACCGCCATCATCACCCACTTAAGCACCTTCGTAGGGGACCGTCTCTGGGATCCCAACGTGGAATCGATGCAGGTGCCTTCCTTCGGCAAGTTCAAAGCCAAGCCTGTAAACTACCAGACGTATGCAAAACCTCTTTGAGTTCGACATACACAGTGGCTTCATCAAGTTGAACCGGGAATGGATAGCCATGGTCCCTGAGTTCAAGGAGATCATCCAGGCCAAGACTCCGAGCAGGGGGGATACCGAGAACAAGAAGAAGCTACACGCCATCAAGGTATTCACCTACATCTTCATGCTGGTGGACTTCAAAAGTCCGCTACGGAACATGGATCCTGCAGAGAAGGTGAAGGAAGCGCTACGGGTATCGGAGCTCACCGACAAGGATATCAATGACAAGGTGAAGAAGGCTCTGGCCACTTACGAGTGGTACCAGGAGAACTCAGCACGATCGCTACGCACACTGAAAGCCATGCGCGGTAGCCTGGACAAAGCTGACCGGTACTTCGAGAACGTCGACTTCTCAGCCGTGGATAAGAAGGGAGAGCTCAAGTACTCCATGAAGGATTACCAGGCGGTGTTCAAGAACATGGCCGATACCTATAAGTCATTCGAAGAGTTCGAGCGCAGGGTGTATGAGGAACTCATGCAGGCTGCACGTACCATCCGCGGTCAGCGTTCCCTCGGTGGTAAGGAAGGTACCCGCAAGGAATGGCAGGAAGGCAAGCGTCCGGAGGCCGATACCAAGCGCATACAGGAGCTGACCAAGGAGCTATCGGAGATGGGCATCCGCATGTCGGAGGAGGATGAACCAGATCCTGGTATTGAAGACACCACTGAAGAAGAGGAGGACATAGATGGGCTTCCATAAGCTTGCCAATACACAGTATTTCCGTGAAGCCGCCAGGGATTTCATATCCAATGGCGGCTATTACACACGTGCCCCTGAGGGTTCGCGTGAGTACCAGCAGTACTGGGACATGTGGGAAGAGCGCTGCAAGAACGGCATGTCCACCGGTGGCCTATGGGTACCGGGACGTCATGTCTTCTATATGAACTTCACACCTATCATGAAGATCGCTGACGGACAGATACACGCGGCGATGAAAGAGGCCCGTGGCAAGGGTGGGCAGATCAGCAAGATGACCATGGAGCGTATCCTTGACTTCCCGCGCTTCTATGAGATAGACTACGAGTGGTACAACTTCAAGAACATCGCATGGTTCGGTGGCTCATTCATGGGTGTGGAATCCCCTGGCGCCCAGCACCTGGTCTGCGCCAAGGCGCGCGGTGCCGGCTTCTCCTTTAAGGAAGCCTCCGACGGTGTGTACAACTTCACCTTCATTCCACGCTCCAAGTCCTACTACTTCGCGGCCCTCGAGCAGTACCTGTCCAATGACGGCATCCTGAACAAGGCAAAGGACATGCTCGACTTCATCAACGATCACTGTCCCGAATGGAAACAGAACCGTGTGAAGAGTGACCAGGTACTGAAGATGAAGGCTTCCTATATGGATGAACGTGGCGTGGAACGCGGTAACATGGCCGAGATGCTTGGTGTGGTCATCAACAACCCCAACAAGACCCGCGGTAAGAGGGGACGCAAGGTTACCTTTGAGGAAGCCGGTTCCTTCACCAACCTGAAGAAGGCACTCAAGGTGTCGCTCGGTTCCATCAAGGATGGTGGTGTGACGGTGGGCCAGATTTCCGTGTTCGGTACCGGTGGTGAAGAAGGCCCATCCATCGAGGGCCTGGAGGACATCTTCAGCAACCCACGAGAGTACGAGATGCTCGCCTTTCCCAACGTATACGAGGATGGGATGGAAGAGACGGAGATTGGCTACTTCGTGCCGGCCACGCGGACCAACCCCGTGTTCATGGATGAGGAGGGCAACGTGGACATGCGTGCAGCCTATGATTACGAGCTGGAACAACGCGAGCGTGAGAAACGCAAGCCGGATCCCAAGGAGTATGACGGCTACATCGCGGAATACCCCATTTTCCCCAGTGAGGTGTTTCAGCGCGTGACGGTGAATCCGTTCATGGCCAGGGAACTGAAAGCACATATCCAGCGCATCCAGCGTTCTTCCACCATACAGTCCCTGCTTCGCCACGGTGACTTCATCGGCAGCGGGCCCAAGCTCAAGTTCGTAGCGCAACCCAAGAACGTAGCACGCCCGATCGAGAATTATCCGCACACGCGTGAGGATAACCTGGAGGGATGCGTGACCATCGCCGAAGAGCCGTTCCGTGACCAGAAAGGCCACGTCCCCAGAAACATGTACAAGGTGGTCTTTGACCCCTATTATAAGGAAGAGTCAGATAGCGTGACCTCGCTATTCTGCATCCACGTCCTGAAGCTGTACAATAGCATTGATCCCAAGAACCAAGGCCTTCCGGTAGCGTGGTTCCGTGGCCGTCCACAGGACCTGGACCGCGCATACCGCATCCTGTTCGACCTGGCCGACTGGTACAACACAGATGTGCAGGGTGAGATCGCCGGTGGTGGTCAGGGTGTGCTGGACTATGCCAAGCGCCTGCACCTACTGGAAAAGGTCTGCTTCGAGCCGGAATCCCTCAACAACAAGGAGATCGACAAAGGTGCCAACCGTCGCTACCTGATGAACATGGCCACGGAGCGCAAGCGCATCGGCCTCACTTACCTGGTCGACTGGCATGCACAAGTGCGCCATATAGGTGAGGATGGAAGGAAATATCGGGTACTTCACCAGCTCTACGACATTGTCGCATGCAAAGAGATGCTTAAATTCGACGGGAAAAAGAACGCGGACTCCATCTCCTCGCTGGTGGTAGGCATGTTCGAACTCAGGGAAGAGGTCTATCGGCAGGAAACCCAGCGCTCCGATGAGCGTCGAAAGGATGACTTCCTGAACAGGCCACTGTATGTGGAGGTGGAGGATTACGATTCAGAAACAACTACAAGCTATTGATATGGAAGATACAAGGGAAGTGCATCGCAGTGGCGTGAGTATCGGCCGGCCCAACCAGATCGTGCCCTACTCAGAGAAGACTGACGAATGGTTCCACCAGAACTGTGACTTCTACATCCAGAACAGTTGGCAGATGGCCAGCGGGAGCAACACGGAGTATGCGGACCTGGACACCAAGACGCTGTACGATGTGTACAACAACGTCTTCCCGATGAAGTGGTTCTCGCACCTTACGGATCCACTGAACGCAAAGGACCAGAAGTACAAACGCTTCCCTGCCAAGATCCGCCCGCTGAATATCCTGCGCACTTCCATCGACCTGCTCCTGAACGAGCTCCGTCAACGCCCCTTCGTCGTGCAGGTGGTTAACACCGGTGAGAAAGCATACAACGAATATCAGGAGAACCTGCAGAAGAATATGGTGCAGAACCTCACCCAGCACTTCATGGCCATCGCTGAAGAAGCGGCCAAGCAAGCCAATGTGCAGGGTATCGGTAATGCCAAGGGCACACAGCAACAGGAACAGCAGGCTCCGCAACTCGATATCCCCGCCAAGGTCGCTGAACGCTTCCACGCCACATACAAGGACAACCAGGCCATCATGGCCCAGCGTTGGTTCGGTAAGAACCTCGACAAGATGCGCTTCCATCGCAAGCGCTCCCAACGCTTCAAGGACTTCCTGATCGGCGGCTTCGCGTACAGCTATAAGAACATCGTCAATGGTGAACTGGTCTATGAACGCGTGCCGGTCATGGAACTCAAGTATGCCAAGAGCCCCAACGAGGTCTTCGTCAACAAGTCCTCCTGGGCCGTACGCCGTCAGTGGCTTACCGTAGCGGATGTGGTAGAGCGATTCCACTCCTCGCTGACCAAGGCCACAGTTGAGGAGATCTACTCCAAGGCCAACCTCGGAGCGAACGTTCCCTTCACCGGACCACTGTTCTTCGACTACCTGACCAACAATGCCTCCATGAGCCGTGACCTGGTTCCCGTGTATCACGTGACCTGGCGCGGTAAGAAGATGGTCAAGATCCTCTCCTATCCGGATCCCATGACCGGTACCATCGAGACCATGGAAGTGGATGAGGATTATCCAGTGGACGCTACAGCGGGGGAGACCTCCAAGATAGAGTACCGGGATGAGGTATATGAATGCTGGAGGATACTCCAGGATATCTACGCAGAGCCCGGCCCCATCGTGGTACAGAATGGTAACCTGCCGTACAACGGACGTGCCTTCTCCGATACCCACTCTTCCAACATCAGTGTCATGAAGATCGGCTTGCCGTTCCAGATGATGGTGATGATCATCAACTGGACCATCGAGCGCATGATCGCCAAGAGCAAGGGCAAGATCCTGCTCATGGACGTGAATGCCATCCCGGAACACGGGGACTGGACGGAGGAGAAGTTCTTCTACTACGCAGAAGCCATGGGTTATGGTCTCATTGACCGTGACCGTCGCAAAGTGGATAAGAGTTACAATCAGTACCAGGTGCTGGACATGAGCATGTACGACCAGATCAAGCAGCTCATCGACCTGCAGAACCACTACCGGCAGATGTGGGACGACGTCCTCGGCATCACACTCCCACGGAAGGGCCAAACCTACGCATCTTCTTCTCCCACCAACAACGAACGCTCACTTTTCCAATCGAACATCATCACCGACAACATCTTCACGCTGTTCGAAGAGATCGATGAAGAAGACCTCAACGACCTGCTGTCCTACGCCAAGATCCTAACGGCCAATGGTGCCAAGGCGCTCTACACCTCTGACCTGATGGATATGGAGCTACTGAACCTGGACCCAGCGGAGTTCATCGACGCTGAGCTGGAGCTGTACGTACGCACCTCGGCCAAGGAACAGCGTCGCCTGGATGAGGCCAAGAGCACCATGAAGCAACTCATACAGAACAAGGCATCCGCCACACTCATCCTGGAGATGATCGCTTCAGAGAGCTTCGCGGAGATGAAGACCAAGGTGGCCTACATCGAAGATCTTGCCCGGCAGGCCGATGAAGCCAGTGCGGATAACGAAGCCAAGCGCCAGGCAGACGCCGACGAGCGCGCCAAGGGCTTCGAAGAGTTCAAGACCATGCTGCAGCAGACGCTTATCAATACCGAGTGGGACCGTAAAGACCAGAACACGGTCATCAAGGGCGAGTACGATACTGCGGCTCGCGAAAACCAGGGACTTGGCGGCGGAGTGGAAGATGGCCAGGCCATTGCAGACCGCATCCTCAAGCAGTTCGATGTTATTACTGGTGCGCAGGTCAAGCGCGAGCAGATCGCCAGCACGGAACGCACCACCAACGACAAGCTTGCCGTAGAGCGCGAGAAGATCGAGAGCGCAGAGCGCATCGCGGAAATGCAGGACAAGACCAATCGCCAGAAAAAAACCTCTTAACATTTACATATGGATCAACAACAGCAGACCGAAGAAGTAAAGAAGATCTCCATGGCAGACCTCGACCAGCCCGAACGCATCCCGTTCCAGCCGGTGGAAGGTGCGCCGAAGGACCTGAACGAGGAAGCCCAGAAACAGAAAGCCGATGATGAGACGGGGAAGACCGACGACAAGCCCACCCCTGCAGCGACCACTGAAACCAAGGCTGAGGAGACCAAGCCGGAAGGTGAAGAAGAAGAAGATAAAGTAGATGCTGCACCTGCAGGTACCGAGACTGATGAAGATCCTCTGGAGTTTTTCAAGGAAGTCGATCGGGTACGCGGTATGTCAGTGGCCGTTGAATATGGGGATGTGTCCCCGAACTCACTGGAGGGTATCGTACTCCGTGAGCGTGCTATCGAACAACAGGCCATTCAGCGTTACCAGGCAGATCTCACCCAGACCATGCCACGTGTGGCTGCATATCAGCTCCACATACAGCGCGGCGGTACCGACGAAGAGTTCTTCGGCAGAAAAAATCTTGCCCTTCCTGAGTACGAGATGTTTAAAAATGATGTAGGTTTACAAAAGCAGATCTACAAGAACGACCTTCTGCGCAAAGGACTCGGTGAAGACGAAGTCGAAGCACTGATAGGTATCGCTGAAAAGTCCAACAAGCTCGCTGCGGAAGCTGACAAGGCTTACAAGGCACAGGAGCAACGGGACAAGGACGAGTTGGCCAGGCTGACTCAACTTGCCGAAGAGGACACGCGGAACTATCAACAGAAGGTGGCCGAGCTGGGAACCCTACTTGACACAGCGATCAAGTCCCCGGCAATGAACGTGGTCATTCCCGACAGTGAGCAGAAAGGCTTCCGGGATTTCGTCAACGAGATGCTGCAGACCGATGGCAAGGAGTTTTACCTGGCCCAGCCGCTGAAGAAAGAGACCATTGACGCGGTGATGGCAGCCATGTACTTGCAGTTCAAGAAAGGTGACCTCTCCAAGATCGTGGAGCGCAAAGCCCGTACGCTCAACGTCGCCAAGAATTCCCAAAAACTCGACAGCAGCAAAAAGACCGTCGCTACGGCCGAACAGGTGACCAAGAAAACGGTGACCTTAGGCGAACAGCGGTGGTAATAACACGTTAAAAACCCCGTAGCAATATGAACATGCTCCCCAGACTCAAGTACCAGGTGACCGAGCACATACTCGACACCAAGAGTCTTCTGGACGAAGAGAACTTCTACCATCAGAAGCAGGGTTCTCCTTCCGAACTCACCCAGAAGCTCACCTACATCCTGGGCGACTACAACAAGAACTACCCCATCTCCCTGATGACCGTCGGTGGCGTTGGATTCGGTGGTAACGCGTTGAAGCGCACGGCTGTAGAGCTCGATGATCCTCAGTTCACCTATCCTGTGATGGGAAGGATGACAAAGGCATCGGTGGTTACCAAGACCATTTACATCTCCACGGACAAACCTGGTCTTGGTAACCAGGAATTCAAGTTGTACTTCAACGACAACATCATCAAGCGTTTCTATGTGATCCAGTCCGCCAAAGGCGTTCAGGCTCACGTCCGCAAGGATCCGGAACTGATCGGTGGTTTGTGGGAGTACACCTGCGTACTGGACCCCGCCACGGCATCTGACTACTGTCCCTTCACTGAAGTGGACATGGGTGCAGCCTGGATCGGCTTGTACAGTGCGGTACCTGAAAGCCGTTCCCGTTCCACGGAAAGCGTGATGGCGATGCCCGGCCGGTATAAAAACCAGATGGGCTTCCTGCGTCACGGCATGTCTTGGGCTGGTAACTCTGCCAATAAGATCATGCGCCTGGAGATCACTGCCCCGGACGGCACCTCCACCAAGGTGTGGATGGACTGGTTCATGTGGCAGTTCGAACAGCAGTGGCTCTCTCAGTGCGAGAACGCCTACTGGTACAGCCGGTACAACCGCCTGACCGATGGTAGCGTACCACTGAAGGACCTGTTGACCGGTAAGGTCATCCCCCGCGGTTCTGGCATCCTGGAACAGATCCAGAACAAGAGTACCTATTCCAGCCTCAGCTATGACTTCCTGCAGAACCTCATCGGTGACGCCCTGTACAACCAGGACGACCAGCAGGGTCGCGCACTGACCATCCATGGTGGTCGTGGCTTCCTGCGTGAGTTCGATACGGCCATGAAGGCCAAGGGTGTCAGCATGCTCAGCAACTGGGGTATGGTTGCCGACAAATTCGTGAATGGCACCGGCTATAACCTCATGCTGGGTGGCTACTTCGACGGGTTCTACCACATCGATGGCTACGTCATCAAGGTGAAGCACAACCCTGTCTTCGACAAAGGCCAGGTTGCCATGGCACAGGTTGCCGGTGGTTACACTCACCCGGAGACCGGTTGGGCATTGGAATCGTATCGTGGCGTCTTCATCGACGACAACGACTACGATGGACAGCCCAACATCCAGCACGTTGCTCAGAAAGGCCGCGCATTCCTGCACGGTGTAGTTTCTGGCATCACGCCGGCTCCCAAGTCCATCCTCGCCATGACCGGTGAACTCGGCTCCCTCTCCAACGAGGCCAAGGCAGCCCTGATCTCCACCGACATGGACGAATCGTCCTACACCCGCTTCAAGAGCGCCGGCATCCAGATTCTGCGTGCCAATACTTGCTTCGACCTGCAATGCGTTGCTGGTCAGTAATGCGCTGTTGTTAGGAACATAGGGGGTCTTGGGAAACCAGGGCCCCTTTTTATTTGAATTTCCACTACATTTGAGAAACAAACTTTCAACAGCATGATCACAAAACCACTTGGTAAAGGCCAGCATCCTAACAGTAAGTTGGTCACCATCAGACGGGTCATCACCCAGCTTGAGCGCGTACAGAACCAGGCACTGGACTTCATGTCCATGAGCATCAAAAGCATCGGCTCTTACTGGGCCAGCAGCACGGACCGTCGAGTGGGTACCGGACTTGACATCAACGAGATCGCCCTTCTCCTCCCCGCAGTCCTCGGTGTCTCCGCAGACGATAAGACCTTCCACCAGGAAGTCAAGAAATTCTATGACAGCATGAAGACCAATGTTCCCTTCGGTGACGGTGTCACCCTGGAGATTGGACTCATGCTGGACAACAATGAGCCACTGACATACAGGGACCCCAAAGAGCCCACCCTACGCAACCTTCCCATCAACTCCGCAGACTACATCCGCTATCGTCATGCTCTTGGTCACCCCAACGTGGTGGCTGACGAGGAATCCGCATATGGTAATCCACTGGCCCAGTTCTACATCCACGATGAAGACCTGGTGGCCAAGAAAGACCAGGCCGCCATGGACATCGAACAGGAAGCCTTCGGATATTCCAAGGAAGTGGAGTCCGACGAGAAACGCCTCAACGACTTCCTCATTTTGGCCGGCATCAACCCGATCGAGATTCCCAAGCTCGTCGACCGTCGCAAGCGCCTGCGCAAGATGGTGGAAGAAGATCCGCAGAAGGTCATCAAGCTGTACAAGACGGATCACTTCCAGGAACGCGTCAAAGTCAATGCCTTCCTACAGGTCGGTATCTTCAAGATGGTAGGCAACGCCGTGTTCCAGTCTTCCGACAACAAGAAGCTCGCAGAGAGCATCGATGAACTGGCCCTGAAGTTCACCGTCGACGAGATGAGCGAGGAAGTCCTGATCTGGAGCCAGCAGTACGACGACATCACCACCAAGGCCAAGAACGCAGCGACCGGCCGTCGGAAGCTGAACCCACTGGTCTGAAACCCATAAGCCATGGACGTACGGGAAATGCATATTGAGATCGGGCAGGCTACACAGTCAGTAGCCTCTAATAAGCGCCGGAAACTGTTGCCTCCTGAGGTGGACTGGATCCTGAACAAAGTGGCCTACCGATATCTCGGCCTCCATGCAGGTAACCTTAGAGACAATCCCGGAGCGGCGGATTCCCTGACCCACCTGAACAGGATTCAGACGGTACTGGGAGTCCGCCCGCTACCGGCCTTTGCACTGGGTACCGATCAGACCTTTGCAGTCATGCCCCATACCGTAGCTGAGCTACTCAGTGTGGAGGTCTGTGTGAACAACTTGTGCGGAGCTCCAAAGGAGACCTTACGCGAGCAGAAGCTCCTACATGTCCTACGCCTCAAGCCCACCACAGCTTCCTCCAACTTCTATGAAAACGTAACCCTGACCCTGAACGGCAACACGATGTTCGACATGCAGGCCCACACCCAGGCCCGCAACAGGACCTTCACCGGCTTTCCATCGGCCACTGAACTCTGGCGTATTGCTGAGATGCTACTCGTGGAGCTGGGAAACCAAGGTTACAACGTGTACTTCGAAACCTACAATGGCCGCTACTTCCCACAGTCCATCATTTTCTCTGAACTCCCTTCCACCACCATCAACCTAACCATCGACGGTACCACGACCACGGCTGTGGAGCAGACCCTACTGGTCACCAGCTATCTGGAGAAGAACAAGATCTGGGTCCCCGGTCGGCTGCATTTCCAGACCCGACTGCCGGGCATGCGCAGCAGTGCTTTCGCGGACACCTACTATCGGAGCCCACTATGCCACCTCACCGACAACGTCGTTCAGGTAGACTTGGACAAGAGCTTTACAGTAAGTGATATGCGCCTGCATTTCCTTCGCAATATGCGCCGCATTGACTTAGATTTGGGACAGGATTGCGAACTACCAGAAGGCGTCCATCCTGACATCTGCGACCTGGCAACAGAATACATCAAGGTACTCAGGGAAGATCCGGACTGGGAAGTGAAGCTCAGAGATAACATGATAAGAACCACCATTTAAAAACATTACCATGTACAAGAACAGGTATTTCAAAAACCCCTTCAGTCAGCTCGCCAGCTTCATCGGCATCACCACGGACCTGGATTACACTGCCCAGACCACCCTGGCCAACTTCATCGCCAACTCCGTGAAGGCTGGTGACATCGGTATCTTCAACGCCTCCAGCGGTGCCCTGATCTCCGGTCTCGGTGCCGTCTCCACCTCCCTTCCGATCGTGATCGCAGTCAACACCGGCCTGATGCCCGGTTCCACCACCAAGTACGGATTCAAAGTGTCGCCCTCCTTCAAGGTCGCTGACCTGTCGATGGTGCGCACTCCGTATGTGGCTCCTGTCCTGGGTTCCCGCACGATGGTCTTCAACGCTGCTTCCGCAGTGGCCACTGGCGACATCCTGACCCTGAAGATCCTGGATCTCACTGCAGGTTCGCACCCGCTGCAGTCCAACGAGTGGAGCTACACGGTGAAAGCCGGTGACACCTTCGATGGCGCCATGCAGAAGCTGACCGATGCCATCAACGACCAGACCTCCGTGCAGAACGCCGCCCGCGACCAGCTCGTGAGTGCAGCTTACACTGCCGGTACCAACACCCTGGCCATCACCAACCTGGACTATGGTGTCGTCACCAAGGTCTTCATCCCGACCTCCAGCAAACTGGCTTCCTTCACCATCGACACCGACACCATCGTCAAGACGGTCCTCGGCTCCGGTTTCCCTGCAGAGGTGAAACTGCTGGAAGAAGCCATGGCGATCGGCCAGAACATCAGCACCAACTACCCGATGGCCGGCACTGCGCCTGTGGACTACGGTCTGCAGACTTCGGTGGTCGATTACAACGGTGCAGGTGCCCAGTACAACTACTACACCTTCAAGACCACTCGCTCCGACTCTTCCAAGATCCCCGGCAAACGAATCGATCTGTGGGCAGACGTCATCTTCCTGGCAGTCAACGCGAATGCGACAGCCAAGGCAGAAGAAGAGATCAAGGCAATCTTCGGTCTGTAAGTTCTTCAGGAAACCCCGTAGCCGAAAAGGGCAGCCAACTCGGCTGTCCTTTTCACTTTAATTACGTAGATTTATCCCACCATGACTCCCAATGAACTTACAGACATCCTGGCCATGGAGATAGGTTCAGTCAATGACTGGGCTTTCAAGCGTTCAGTGCTTGCCAGGGCCAACGCTACACGGGCTCAGCTCATGAAGCGGACATTGGAGAAGACGCCACAGGATCGTTCCGTGTTCACACAGGCCATCACGGTGGACATGGAGAACTTCAACTTCATCGACGGTACGGGACTGGAATGCGTACAGAGCCGTAGTGTCTGTGATATCCCGGTACCGCTGCGTTCCAATAGCATCGTGTTCGACTATGTGGGGTCAGTGGATGGTTCGCATGCCTACCGGGAAACCAATATCGGTATGTCCCAGTTCCTGAAAGCGGGACGCATGGGCGCCAAACTCATTCCATACCGGTACATGGACCCACGACTGTACATAGAGCACCCCAACGTCGCCCGCGTACTCATCGTCGGCATCTTCGCCGATCCGGAAGAGATCTATAACCTCAACGCCAAACTCAGTGCCTGCAAGGACTGTGACTTCTGGGAAGCACGGTACCCCTGCAGTGAAGACATACTGGACATCATCATCAAGGACATCAGGGAATCCTGGAGGACGCGCCCTGTAAATCAGGAAGTGAATGGAACCCAGAACAAACCAGATCCTGCTACCTAAGCATATCTACCTGGATTTCATCCATGCCTACGTGGTGCAGAACCCGGGTAATATCGTGTGTCGTGTACCGGGCTCCCGTCGTGATGCTGCAGCTCCGTTCGAACTCCGTGATAAGACCGGTAAGGTACTCATGACCTATGAGCGTTGGTACAGTGCCGTGAAGACATACTTCGAGCATGCCCGTGAGCAGATCATCCTTGGACGCCGACTACAGATCATGTTCGTTGGTAACATCTACGCCAAACGCATCCAGCGCAACTACCGCAAGAAGGTGATCAACTGGAATGCCACCAACAAGGTGGAGAAAGTGGTCAAAAATGGAAAGCTGGTCAGTAAGTACAATGTGTATCACACCGACCCTGACTATTGCCGCATCGCCTGGGAACGACGCATGCGTGGGAACAAGCGGCCCCGTTTCAAGTTCACGCCCACACACAGCTCCAAAACCGTGAAAGGCTTCAAGCAGCAGTTCAGTGACGCGCTGAAGAGCAATCCGCATCTCAAATTCAAGTACGTGTACAACGCATACAAGTATGGAATATAACAAGACCAGCATGAAGGCCGTCATCGGCAAAGTGGTACGCGACCTGAGTCTGCAGGATGCGACCATGATACCGGACATCATGGAATGGATGACCGAAGCCATGCAGGACATGCAGACCCGCTGGACCTTGCAACAGACCTGGTATGACGCAGAAGTGTACTTCTACAAGGTGGAGCTCCCCTGCGGTATGGCCATACTCACAGCAGTAGAGTTCGAAGGCAGGCGACTGCAGGCCCGTGACGTATCCCGTCATACTGGGCTCATTCCCCGTGTCGGTGACCTGGAGACTCCGGGCATCTGGGTGTCCTCCGTGAAGAAAGTCCGTACCCCCAATGGGTTCTATTCCTACGAACAGCAGACAGCCAGCATTCCCAACGCAGTACATGAGGACCACTGGTTCACCGAAGACGGCCCAGGATACATCCAGGTCTCCATGGAATCCGGTTTCGTACGCCTGCACATGAAAGAAGTGGCCGTGGACAAACAGGGCTATCCGCTCATCGTCGATCAGTATGACTACAAGGAAGCCTTGTACTGGTACACGCGCAAGAAGATGATCGAGAGCGGTTGGTCGGATACCGTGCTAAACTGGGACCGCTGTGATCACAACTATTCGGTACATGTGGACCGTGCCCGTGCAGCCATCAAGTACCCATCGACAGCACGCATGGAAACCATGATGGACCACGTCATGCTCATTCCGCCACAGAACTTCTTTGAAACCTACGGTAACATAGAACAAGCTTATGAAGTCCCTGAATCGAAATACACGTCCCAAGGGCCAGCCTGACCAGACTTACCGGTATGGTAAGAACGGTCTCAGCAATGCGACCCTGGGGACGGTGGAGAATGAAGCAGGCTTCGTACTGGAGCCCGCTGTCCTGCCGTACAAGTTCAATGGCGCTATTGCCACGGATAAGTACCCGGTGGTATTCTCCACCAATAATGTCCACTCGGCGATCGGGTATTACAATACCGACACGCATGCCTATGTGCCTATCCTGAATGATGCCACGATGAGCTTCAAGCTGGGATTCCACAGCGACTGGTACATCACCGGCGAGGCGCAGCGCAATCACCTTGGTGAGATCGTGGTGGCCTATACCAATAAGAACAAGGTCACAGGATATCTGAACTGCGATAATCCCAATATTGCCCAGCTCGCTGACCTGAGCCTGTTTCCCATCGTGGAAGCACCAGCTATTGTCATCGGCCAGGAGACCGGGGGGTCCCTGTTCCCGGGAGCCTACTTCGCAATGAGCCGCTATGCCAAGAAGGATGGTACCATGACCGGCTTTGTCGGTAACTCCGGCGTGACCATTGTGGCCAATTCCACCGGTAACCAGCTCACTGACCGCGTCATCACGATGCAGTTCACGGAGCTGGATACCAAGTACGACTTCCTGGAAGTGGCCATCGTTTCCAAAGTGGCCGGCGCTTACACCACGCCGCAGCTCCTACCAGAGATCCCTATCACTGCTTCCACGATGCGTGTGGTATACACCGGCACTGAGGTGACCACTGACCTCGCGCTGGAGAACATCCTGATCCCACCGGCGTATTACGAGAACGTGCAGACCATTGGTCAGCTCAACGGTAGCTTATACATCGGCGGCCTGGACTCTTCTCCAGTGATCAACATGCAGAAATGGGTGAACATGGTCAACGTGAAGTGGGCCAGCGAGCTGGTGAATGTTACCACGCCGGAACCAGCCCTTGTCCGCGGTGAGAAGCGCGGCTTCATGCACGAGGAAGTCTATGCCCTGTACCTGCAATTCTCCAAGCGCTCAGGAGGGTGGACGCAGTGGTTCCACGTCCCGGGCAATACTCCAGCCCCCATTAACCTGGCTCCATCGACCACTGGCCTCGCTGAAGGCATCACAGCCAAGCGGTTCCAGATAGAGGATACCATTCCCTCCTTCGACCTGGCCAGTAAGCGCGGAGAGACTGGCGTATGGCAGAATGAGAATGAGGTCTACCCGGACAATCCTGACTTTGACTCCTCACCATTTGGCGGCCGTAATCTCCGCGGACAGAAGGTACTGCATCACCGCATGCCTTCCATCACCTGGTGCAAGACCAATCTGTACGCCTCAGAGGTCAAGTATGGTAAGGACAGCCTGGACCTGCTCGGCCTATATCTCAGCAACATCGTCATTCCTGCAGAGTACAGTAAGCTCCTCGATGGCGGATGGCGCCTTGGCTTTGCGCGCAGGGATCTCTCCAACTCTACAGTGGTCGGCCAGAGTGCCCTGCTCCATGGGGCCCGCTTCGGCCACTACACAGGAACCACGGTCACGATCGACGTGGCAGACAACAACTACGTATCCACTGGAGGCAACTTCCACAGCGCACGCCAGCGCACCGGTCACGTACCGGACAAGGCTGTCGGTGTGGACCGCAAGGTGATGCGCATGCACCCCTTTGACCTGCTATTCAGTAAGCCGACAGTGGCTCCTCAATACCTGTCCACCCACCTCAAACTGCGTCGCAACAACCTCATCTCAGAACAGGAGATCCTGGAGGACTTCGATCTGGGCAATGACACCAAGATCGGCCCCATCGTGTACCGCATCGACTACCTGGCCAAAGGCATTACACCCACCGTAGTCAATATCCTGCAGCGGTACCGTAAGCTCATAGACCCCACTTACGTCCCCAACAACCTCTCGGTGAATAAGTGGAACAACGTGGATCTAGAGACGGCTTACGGTGCCAACCTGAGTTCCCCTGTGCTCGACGATGCAGACGTCCCCCGGCAGAACGTGCGCGAGCAGGATAGCCGCCAAGACATCAACTACTGCGCAAACTGGGAGGTCACCTTCCTGAGTAACATGATGAACCTCAGGGATGACGTGTATTCCCCATTCACACGCCAGACCATGATCCAGGCTTCCAGTAAGATCCTGGGTACGGCCGGCTTCGTGACTTCCGGCGACACCTTTGTCAGTGAGTACGTGTTCCACACCTACGGATGGTGGGACCAGCTCAACACCAAGTTCAGCACCATCGCCGGTACCAAGGTCGTGCGTCGCATCGTGTGCGAGACTGCAGCCAACCTATACGCCCGCTATGAAGACCCGGGAAACCTGTACTCGCGATTCTACCCCAAGAGCCCACTGGTCAGGGATGACGCTAACAACTACATCACCCAGTTCGTCGTACAGAAGGACCCTAACCAGTTCGGCTATGACAAGGACCTCAATGCGCTGAATGAGCTCACGCTCAGTGTCGGCATACACACGGTCAACGATCCCACGGATACCAAGCACCCATTCCGCATTCACCGGGGTGGACAGATCGGCCGCCAGGACAAAACCAGGAGCTGGCGCACCTTCCTGCCCCTGGATTACTATGAGATCAAGAAGAACGTGGGACCTATCGTCAACCTCAAAGGTCAAGACGATCGTCTACTCATCCACTGTACCAAGGCCCTGCTGGTCACCCAAGACAAGACCAAGCTGGAGAGCGATGTGCTCAAGGTCACACTCGGCGCCGGGGACATCTTCCAGTTCGATCCACAGGACGCGCAAGCTTCGCCGCTTGGTCACGCTGGCACTTTCCACGACCTGGCCGCAATGCTGACCCCGGTAGGCTACTTCAGTGTGGATACCGGTAATGGCATGGTCTATCTCTATAAGGGTAACCAGGTGGACAGCATTAGCAAAGGCCTGTACCTGGACTTCCTGAAGATCCTGAAGGTACTACCCACCAACGTACTACAAGGAGACGGTATCACCGTGGGCTATGATCCGGAGAAGCAGCGTCTCCTGCTCACCGTGAAGAACGGGCAGCCTGACCGACCGTACAGGATATGGACCGGTGACGCGGACATCAACCTGCTCTCTCCTGGCGACCTGGTTCTGATGGACAATCGCTTCCTGGAGTATGTCGGTGTCAACGATCCACTGGTCTCTGCAGTCACCTGCGCCACACACCACATCCCGCTCGTAGAGAACTCAGAGTACTTCTACGCGTCTGGCAGCTACGCCAACGTGGAGATCACCGTGCTGGGTGGCATCTTCGTCGCCACCGTGGAACTGCTCGGCGTAGCGCCCTCAACCTCCGTATTCTATATAGACCCCTCAACCAACAAACTATACATTAACGGCGTGGTCAACGGCTTTGCGGTACCGGTGTGGACCCTCACGTGCAGGGCCACCTCCGACACTGGAGACACCACTGACTTCACTGTGGTCATAAATATCGCCCCATGAACGGATGCATGAACCCTGCTGCCGCCAACTACAATCCATCGGCCACTATGCCTGATGGAAGTTGCCTGTTCCTGAAGAGCATCGGTGGCATCTGCTACCTGTTCAAAGAACCCATCGTGGAGCGCAAGGACTTCACGGTCTCCTACTCACTCATCGTGGATGACTGGGTATTCTTCCATAGCTACAAGCCGGATGCCTACCTGCAGACCAGGAACAAGCTGTACTGCGTCAAGGACAATAAGATCTACCGGTTCAACGATGGACCTCACGGCGTGTACTTCGACACCCCGGAGTCCTTCTTCATTGACCTGGTGGTCTCTGACAAGAAGGAAAGCGTGCTCTCCGCCCTTCAGTGGGTGACAGAAGTGCTGGATCCCGATGGCAAGGACAGGGAGCACCTGACCTTCACCCACATCACCATCTGGAATAATTACCAGTGTACCGGCCGGCTGGAGGTGAAAACTGCCCTTAGGGAGTATGAAGCTTCCGCGCGCAAGAGTAAGGGGGCCTGGAGCTTCAACGATTTCCGCGACCTGGTCAAGGATAATGACCAGCCATTCCTGGGAAATCTCTTCCAGGATTTTGCCGTGGACACAAGCAAACTTGATGTAAATTTACCCTGGTACGAGAAGGAACTACTGGTCGATGACCATTTCATCGTCCGCCTGGAATTTGACAACCAACAGGACCTGCAGATACTTCTCCACCAGCATGGTGCACTCATGGATAAAACATACTGATGAAACGAACTAACCTCAGAAAGGTGTACGCAGGCGGTGGAATGATGGGCTGGCAGATGGCTGGCCAGGTCGCCGGTATGGGCGCTTCCGTCCTTGATGGACTGCAGACCAATGCCAAGACGCCGTCGATCGGAATGTCTGCTGCCAAAGGTGCACTCTCCGGCGTTGCAGCAGGTGCAGCATTTGGACCATGGGGAGCCGCTATTGGAGGTGTAGTTGGAGGTGCAGCTGGAGCCATCACCGGTTCCATCAACAAAGGCAAAGAAGAGCGTACCATCAACCGCAATCTGCAGACCATTCGCCAGACTAACCTGGAACGTGGCGCCGCGGCAGTGGCCGCAGATCCCAGTCTCGCGTACGGCAACGCCGGTGTGAACTACTACGCCAATGGTGGCCGTCTCAACAACCCCATGAATGCCCAGCCTCAGGTAGGTGGCCAACTCAAACCCCTCAGCTCAGAGGCCACTGAAGTCGAGGGCCCATCGCATGAACAAGGCGGTGTAGAACTTCCCGGGATGGATGCTGAACTGGAAGGTGGCGAAACCACTTCCGGTAACAAGGTCTTCTCTGAGCAGCTCGGCTTTGCTCAGCTTCATAAGCCCATCGCCAAGGCCATCGGTAAGATAGAGACCAAGCCATTCACCCATGAGCGCGTCAATGCCCTGCGACGCCTCAAGGACAAAGAGGAAGAGCTCTTCCAGCAGCAGGAATTTCTCAAGCAAGCTTTAAACACATACTGATATGGCCACCCTTCCTCCCAAGAAGCCGCTCAAGAAAGTGATACCTCCGACGGTACCACCGAAGATCAGCATTCCACTTCCGTATGCTGCTGATTACAGCATGCGTCCTGAAGCCGTGGGAATGGCCGATAAGCCGGTAGCTGATCACACGTACACCACTGCAGACACTAGCATCGGGCCTGGTCAGTATGACCGCACTCAACTACGTGGTGTGGAACAGAATAACACCTTCGCTGCCAAACCCGGGTGGATGACGAAGGTCAGTGGTGCCTTAGGGGCTGCGGCCCCGTACATCTCCAACATGGTGAACTCGTTTCGGCGCCCACCGATGCCGGCCACTCCGATACCATATAACCCTGTGCACTTCCGTAGGGTGAACTTCGGTGCCGCCAAGACCGAAGCTGACCGTATGATCGCTGGTCAAGACCAGGGACTGCGCTATCTCCCGGAAAATGAAGCCACGGCCGCACGAACAGCCAATATGATCCAGGGCCTGCGCGCCAAAGGCCAGTACACCATGCAAGAACAAAATGCCAATGCGGAGATAGCCAATGCGGAGGCCACGCAGAATGGACGTGTGGACATGGCCAATGTGAACTCCATGAACCAGTTCAACGATTCCCTGGTGGATCGTAACATCGCCATAGAGAACAATGCTAGTGCCAACCTGGCCAATGCCGGTGACAAGTACGTGGCCATCCAGAATGAGAAGGCCAAACAACAGCTCGAGGCCACCAAGTATGGCATCCTGCAAGGTGTGTATTCTACTTCTGGAGTGGTCAATCGTCTGGATGCAAGACTCCTGCGTGACCCGGTCACCGGTGAACTCCGTCGTATGGCCCATGGCGGCCTGATGCGTGCTGGTGGAATGATGCGCGTGTACGGTACCGGTGGAGAACTCATTGGTGGTCCCGGCGATACAGGAGGTGACCCCTCAGAAGCCAACAAGCCCAACCCCCGATACGCCACTGGCGCACAACTTGCCTACTACAAGGAGCAACTCAACCAGAAGCTCCGTGAGAAAGACCCGGAGGGCTACGACAACTTCTTCAAGGAGCGCACCAAGATCCTACGCAGTGGTGACCGCAAAGCGGCTGACCAGTTCGACCAGACCTCCAACTTCAACGCGTACCTGTCACCAGACGAGGTCAAGCGTACACTCGGCGATGAGTATGATAATTACCTGAACTCCGTGCGTCAGGCCAGTCAGTTCATACCGGGACAGCAATACAAGCAACTCTACGGAAACACAGAAGGCAACCTCGACCCGGCTCAACTGAACTACGGTCGTAGGTTCGCCACGCTGTCCACGCTCACCTCACTGGATGACCATGCCAGTAAGGTGCGTACCGACTACTCATACTCTCCGAAGACCGGAGTTAAAATGACACGCTCAAGAATCTGACATGCCAAACTACAACGGTTACCGTCAATCGAATTCCACGGAGATCCCACGCTATGTGGGCTCTGCTGTTCCAGAGATGTCCGTGGCCGCTCAGATGCTCCAGCAGCGTTATGATCAGTCACGCAACTATGAGGACATGCTGGACCAGGGGATCAACTCCTCCACGTCCACTCCTCAGGATACGCAACTGCTGGAAGGACTCAAGAACGAGTACCGCGGGAAGATCAAGGAACGCGCCGGCAAGGGGGACTACGAGAACATGGTCCGTGAGACCGCTCGTGATGCCCGTGAGTTCGTGACCAAGTACCAGCCCATCGCCACCAATCAGAAGGCGGTCCAGGATTACTACACGGACCTCCAGGACAAAGTGGAGAAGAAGTTCATCTCCAAGGACACCGCTGACGCCCTGTACAATATGAGCGTGAGCTCTTACAAGGGTCTGCAGAAAGACCCGGTCACCGGACAATACACCAACCACTTCCGTGGCACCTCAGCAGCGGAGGACATCGACATGTCCAAGTGGGTGGATGAAGCACTCAAGGGACTCAATCCCCAAACACTGGGTTCCACTGTTCGCAAGATCAATGGTGACTTCTACGAGGAGGTTGGAGGTAGGACAGTGAAGCTGAACATGGATCGTATCTGGCCTGCCCTACAAGCTGCCATGGGAAGTGACCCCAAGTTCCAGTCCTTCGCGCGCCAGCACGCAATGCTCTCCAGTTACCCTGCCCGCAACCTGAGCGAGGACACCGTGGCCAAGCATCCGGAATTGTACAACCAGATCAAGCAGATCCAGCAAGCCAATGGGATATCCTTCCAGGACGCTGCTCAGCAATACTACGGTGCCACTGCAGGTAATGACCTTATGAAGCAGGCATATACCATGGGTGCCAAGTACATCCGCGATGACCGTGAGTCCAGCTACAAGAACATGGGCATGACCGAGGTCGCGCAGCATGACTTGGCTGATAAGGAGAAGGACATCTTCGGCGGTATGATACCACTGAATCTTCCCGGTAGTAAGATGGACACTCCGGATAAGATCATGCAAGGCAGTACTGATCTGCAGACTGCCATGCAGAAAGCTTCAAATGATACAGCAGCACTACTACGTAACCTGAAGCAGGTAACCGGTACACGTCCTGACGGTACAAAATACGAGAAGTACATGGATGCTGATGGTGTGGAACAGACCGATAAAGTTGAAGCCAACCGCCTCACTGTTGCCCAGCTTGCCATGCAAAAGGCTGCAGTTGAAGAACGTGCGGCACGTCTACAGAAAGCAGTGGGGCTTACTCCAAAGGAGGTTGCACTTATGCAATCCCTGGATAAACAAGAAGACTGGAGTCCCGCTGCACTCACGGAGATACCAGGTATAAAAACCATGGGTATCCTCCATAAGATAGGGGATAAGCTGTCAGCATTGGGTGACAAGTTGAATCCACAATCGACTCGTAACTTGATACTGTCTGCCACAGGTCTTGATCAGAAATGGCGCAACTACGAGCAGGCCGTCAAAGAGGACTCCAAGAATTCCACCGTAGAAAGTGGTCTGTTCCAGTTCAATAGTATAGCCGCTAATAAGAGCATGAACAAGGTATTCACGGACCTGGTACTCAACCTAGATAAAGACGGCATCAAGGCTGGTGCAGTTGGATTGCAGCATATGAATGGAGACAAGCTCGAATCTGATGACTATAAGAAGGTACAGGGAGAATCCTCTTTTGCTGGATGGGCTTTGGATCCTGGAAGCAATAAGATTAAACTGGTGTTCAAAGCCGGCCATATGGGTGAATCCAAAGGGGAGCTCAAAGGTGAACAGGGACTGTATATGATGGATGCTCCCCCTCAGGTGTACGAGTATCTGCGGAAAAGTGGACAATCGGAAGCTACCCATCTCGTGCTCTCTCAAGCGATCGGTTCACTGGAGAACTACGAGAATAAGAAGGTCACGCTTCCATTCCACGATGGCACAGTAACCGTGTCGCGGCGTACACCTTATGATCAGGAAAATCCAGATCCACGCGTAGTCGGTAATCAGAACCCGCAGTATGTGATGACCTTTGAATTCCCAGATGGTAAGCGTGAGCTACTTGCACAGGATAAGGATGAGGTCATCGCCAAGATCATAGGTAACCACAACATCATAGAAAAAGCCAAAAAGTAATGCCGGGCATTGAAGATCTGAAGGACTCCTACGACACCACTGGCCCCGGGCCTGGTGACTCCATGAAAGGTAAGCGTGGGTCTATCAATGCTATACAGGATATCCCCAAGAATCCTGGAATGGCCATGAGTGGTCAGATCAACTCAGGTCAGGACGCCAGCAAGTACCCGTTTCAGCTCAAAAGCGGTGCTGATAACGATCTGCTCCGTGCACAGAACCAGGGCTTCTGGAAGACGCTAGGACTCCGTGCAGCCAACTTTATTCCCAACGTCCTCACCGGTACGGTAGAGACAGTGGGCTATGCAGGATCCCTCTTTGGAGAATGGGGTAAGGATCGCGACTATTCCAACGAGCTCACGCGCCAGATGCAAGCCTGGCATGACCCCTTCGGTGAGACCTACCGGGAACACCCCAATCAGACCTTCGACTTCACAGATAGCGCGTGGTGGCTGGACAACATGTTCCAGCTCGGGGAATCTGTAGCACAGTTCGCACTTCCAGCCATGGGAGAAGCCAAGCTCTTCGAAGGGCTGGCTAAGACTGCGTCGATCGGTCGTAAGTCATTCAAGGCACTCTCCCTCGCAGGTGAAGTAGCGACTTCAGCTTCTCTCGCCTACGCTGAAGGTGCCATGAGCGGCTACCAGATCTACGACCAGGTGTACAAAGCACGCTTCGATAAGCTTCGCTGGCAAGGCGTAGATGACGAGACTGCTCACCAGCAGGCCCGTGAGGATGCTTCCAATGCCGCGGCCACCACGGTGCAGATGAACGTGGCCATGAATACGCTACTCAACATGAGTGAGCTAGCGCCACTATTCAAGCATTCCGAAGCTCGCGTCCTGGATTATATGCGCCAGAACGGTAAGCGCCTGGCGGGAGAGACTGCAGAACAGTTCGACAAGCGACTCCTTCAGGAAGCCACTGAAAGCGGGCTATTCAAGAATCGCAAGGGACTCACCAGTTACGCAGGTGTAGCCTTTCAGGAAGGCCTAGAGGAAGTCAATACCCAGTATGCAGAATACGAAGGACGCCGGCAAGGCATCGATGGCAAGAAGCGTGACCTACTCAGTGCACTCACTGACTTCGGCCAAGCGCTTACGGATGTCTCCAACCAGGAAGGCATGCTCAACTTCGCCCTTGGCTCACTTGGTGGCTTGGGTAATGCCGTGGCAATCGACCATCTCCCCGTGAACCGCGTGGCTACAGTGGACGACCAGGGAAAGAAGACCTATCAGTTCTACACCGGTAAGGCCATAGAGGCTGACCGCACCCACGCCCAGTTCAAGAGTATCGCCGACGCCTTGGTCCATGACTACGGGTACATCGACAACAAGCTCCAGGAGCTACATGAAGCCACACTGAGGGATGATCACATCGGTGCTGAGAAGGCGCGACTGGATCTCTTCGACACATTGGCCATGCACAGCGTCAGCACCGGTGCAGGTAACAACCTCATCTCCACCTTCAAGGAAATGCTGGGTACGCCCAACACGTCACGTCACGCAGAGTACCAGCAGCAGATGGAAGCGCTGGAGAAGCAGCTTCAACAGACCACTGACCCCGAAGAGGTCAAGGCCATTCAACAGGCCAAGTTCGACCTGATCCAGAAGATCAATGCCAATACGAGCGAGGCCATGGATAAGGGCTTGGCCATGAACTTGCAGGACCATTCCTATCAGCAGCGTGCACAACAGTCGATTGACGACATTGAGCACTATCAGAAGCTATTCGATAATGTCCATGCCAAGTTCAACACGGACGAGGAGAAGGAGATCGGTGTACCGAACTATGTGTTTGCAGTCATGGCCGGTCAGTACCGTCTGAACAAGATGGTGGAGCGCGGTAACATGGATCTGGCCAAACTGAAGGCTGACCACATGCTGGCCTTCGCCGGCCTTCCTGCCAATACTATCGAGATGTACAACCGCGCGGCGGTGCAGTTCCAGGACACACTGGAAACTCACCAGCGCCGCATCGGCCGCATCCAGGGGGACCTGAATCAGCTCCGCGCTGCACTGGAGAAGGGAGACGATGGGATGGTGAACAAGATCCTGGACAAGTATCGCCTGCTCGGCTACACTGGGGAGAACCTGTCTGCAAAGCTCATCGAGCGCATGCAGGACATGATCAACAACTCCAATGAGGCCATCAAGGACGCGCACGCCAGCTTGGAGCGCGATACCGGTTATGCCAAGTGGAAGGAGAAACATCCTGACGGTAAGCTGGACGAGTACGGCCAGGAGCTCACCAAGAAGTTCGGCAGTTCAGCCGCCATCAAGGATATGGAAGGTCAGCTCATGACCATGCAGCAGATCGCAGAGAATAACAATGCCCGTGTGCACGACCTGCTCCATGACAGCGATTCCATCAAGGCTGTACAGCGCAAGCTCATCAAGAACATCAAGGACCAACACGCCATGCTAGAGGAAGAGACCAAAAGCAAGGCCGTGGAGAAAGAACTCCAGGCCGCTGCTGAGCGTGCACATGTGGAGGGTAACATCAATGCCCTCAGTGATCAAGAGCGCACGCACCTCACGGAGCTCCACGAACACATGCAAGCCGAAGGTGTAGCACGTGCCGGTATGCAGAAGGCTCAGGAAGACCTGAACAAGCTCAACGTCACCTCGCACAAAGCCTGGAACGTACCCTGGCAGGCAAAGCATGCACTGGCCAATCGTGAACTGTCCAAGCACAGTAAGAACCTGGCCGTGGCTCAGCAGCGCCAGGAGGAGATCCGTGCCAAGCTGGACGAGATCCGCACGGCCAAGATGGACCAGGGAACGCCAGCCGTGGCGCCAGTGGCCGCTCAAGAGAGAGCACAACCAGAACAAACTCAACCTGTCGATAATGGGACAACTGATCAATCTACCGAACCATCCACCGAAGCAGCGCAACCGGCTGCACCTGTGGTGGAATCACCGGCTACAGGACCTGGGGTGGTGGCTAATGAGACTGGCGGACAAGCTCCTGCGGCTCCGCTGACCACTGACTCAGAGCGGAAGGCCATGAAGTACCTCACTCAACTTGACCGGTTACCTGCTGAGGTCATCAAGGCATTCGAACAGGTAGAGACTGCACTGAAGAGTGGCCTGCCCCTGGACATGGACGCGTTCTTCCGCCGGGGGGATATCGTCGAGGCCCTGGAACAGAACCTGGTCGCCAGATTCCTACTCAAGCGTTCACTGGAGCTGCTAAAGGACTACGTGGACTCACTTCCCAAGACTGAGCGGCCGGTAGATACCAGCGCTCCTGCAGAGGAGCAAGTGGAGCAGGAACAGGCTCAGCCGGAAGAGACTGTCATCCAGCCGGTGGCCATGATCCCCTCAGAACCCCCTACCCGAAACGCCACTGACATTGAAGTGGAGGGCGATTACCGCGAGCACGTCGGTAAGAAGCGCATCAGCGCGCTGACCATGGCCAACAACACCTTGGAGACCACTGACTACACGGATAACAAGGGCAATTACCGCATTGCTGGTCGTGACCTCAATCCAAATACGGATCCTGATGTTACTGACCCGAAGAAGCTACTGGCCGGTACCAAGGTCACGCTGGAGGTGGATACCTCCTACGATGGCCTGACCTGGGACCCCACTACTCCCAATACCAAGATCAAGGTCACCTATGCTGACTTCGCAGACGAGAAAGGTAACGTGACGGACATCGACAATGTCCCGATCCGTATCCTGGGCCCGGATGGCAAGGTAAAAGGCTACGTGCCCACGATCGATTTTCTCACCCGTCGCTTTCCTGGAGCTACAGGTCCTGAAGGCTTTCGCAACATCGTAGCCGTGCACACGATCCCGGATGGGAACGGCGGCACCATAGAGGTGGATAACCTCACCAAGCAGATTAATATCCTACGCAGCTTGCGTAACCGTATCGTGAAGAACGGCAAGATCGAGACCACACTGGGAGAGAAAGGTGCCGGCACGGTGATCCGTAATGTCACCGACCAGGGAGATGGTACTTTCTATCCCACCCGTGGTATCGCTGTGTCCAAGTCCAAGCCAGCAACGAGCCTACTCCCGGATTACAAGAACCTGAAGCTTGTCATCATACAAGATGGTCTGGCCTACACTTCTTTCGGACGTGACGTACCTGTGGCCAACAATCCTGCCGAACTCAAGCAACGCCATAACACACCCGCGGTACTGTTACCTGGCGCCAATGGCCAGGGTATCGCTGAGCCGCTGTACATGCCCATGATCAACAGCCACCTGGACTTCAGCTCCATCGAGCGTGCCATCACACTATACCTCAGCCAGGACCAGAACAAAGAGGAGATCGCTGCGTTCTTCAAAGAGAGTGGGCTCAACCTGCGCAACTCCAAGGATCTGCGCAAGTACATCAACCGTCAGTTCACCTACATGGAATCCTTCGATGCCAGTCACACGGCATTGAATGCCAAGGTGAGTCCCAAGTTCCTGTTCAACGTGACAGAGCCTACGGACAAGCTGGCCAGTATCATGGTAGGCTGGTCCGCCAGTGGCCAACGCCCGGAGTTCGCCTCCCTGGCAAACGGAGAGCTCAGTGAGAACTTCAAGAACATCCTACGCAATGGTCTGGTGACTCGCTTCCGCAATGTGAACTTCGACGACGGCATCAATACCAGCGGTGAATTCACAGAGCATTACTACTCGGTGGATCCCCGCACTAAGAAGGGTTCCTGGAAGACCAGGAAGTTCAGCAACTATAACGAGTACATCCTGACCAATGCAGAGACCTATGCGTACGGTCGTAACCAGATCGGTGACCGGTACGTGTACACGGCCAATCCCAGCATCCCATTCGGAGAGGAGCTAAAGCCGGCAACCGACCCGGGTCCCGTAACCGTGACCAGCCTTAAGGAAGAGGGCCCTGCATCAGCCACTGTCCCCGCGCGTGTGGATATCAATTCCGCGGACGCTGCGGATCTGCTGGATAGTATGGGCCATTTCTACCCGGGAACCGCTTCCACAACGAGCTACATAGAGCCATCAGAAAATATGCGCCCCCTGTCGATCGATGTATTGCAGGAATTATCTAACTTCACTCCGCCCGGCAAGCACAACGGCCTTTCGGTGGATGATGCGATGAAGCAGCTCCTGCGAAATGGCATAGGGTATCTTGCTGAAGGGTATAACCCGTTCATCAAATGCTGACATGGCTACATGTAACTTTCAAGCCCCGAATGGTAGGACATCGCTCCTTCACGCGGGGCTTTCTCAATTGATAGGAGACAAGCTTGCTGACGTTGCTTGGCTCAAGCTTCGCGATTCGCGAATCATGGAACGTACGGACAACTGGAGCAAACTGGGTCTGGACGAGAATGGTGAACCCACCGTGACCTCCACACTCCAGCTCCTGGGTGTGGGTAACCATGTACAGGCCCAACAGCTCGGTAAGCTCATCACGCGCTGGAACCTGCGCCCACGGCCGGGTGCACTCACCACCTTCTACGGCAACCGCAGCCTGGCGCAAGCCATGGCCAAGCAGCTCAGGGATAAGAGCGGTGACCAATACAACCTCCTGCATATCCGCTACAACCCCACCACGGCTGACATCGAAGTCTCCCCCAAGCAGATCACCGAGAAAGTACATTATGCACCCAGCCGTAAGGAACTGCGCGAGCAACCCAATGCCGATGAACAGCGCCAACAACTCGAGCAGGAACGGGAGAAGGCACTCTCTGAAGCCTCCAAACCCTGGATGCAGCTGGACTTCATCACAGATCCCAAGTTGCTGAACACGAAAGTAAAGCAGACGGTGCAGGTGGAAGATAGCGATGAGGAACTGGAACGGGAGATCACCATCGGCAAGCTACAAGCCCCGGTGAAACGGGAATTTGAAATACTGCGTAAACTGCTGGCTTGTATATGAGCGACAAAGTCACCATAAGCAGGGTAGAAGCAGAGGCCTTGAAAGCCAGGGCGAGACACCAGGAGTTACTGGATCTATTAAGCAAGCTTGGCAAGCCGGAAAGCAGCACGCCACTGCTGAAAGAGATCTCCGACAAACTTTCTGCACTCACCACTGCAGTAGGCAGCCTTGACTTTACGGTGCCGGAAACAAAGATCCCAGATCTGGATCTTACTCAAGTTGTCAAGGAACTCTCCAAGGTATCGGCCACGATCCAACATGAGATGGCGCGCCTGCTGGAGAGCCAGCCACGATTTCCTGACGCATACGAATTTAGCTTCTCACGAGACGCTGAAGGTAATATAAAATCTCCCATAACTGTAAAAACAATCTATAATGGCTAAGACATACACGGCAGCCACCCTCGGTGCTGCTTTTGCTTCCAACAAATCCATGCTCGCGCTGTTCAATGCACATGCCTCACGTAAGGTGAAACTGTACCGCGTATGGTTGCTGAACAACCAGACGACAGCCGTCACCGGTGTGGTCACTACGATGTTATTGCGTAAGATCTCGGCACTCTCCGCCGGTACGGCCGTGACTCCGGTGGCCCACGATTCAGCCAATGCCACGGTGGATCTTACCTCCGTGACCTGTAACACCGGTGGCACCTTCACCAACACAGCTGATGCCGCTTTCCGTCAGATCCTGTGGTCTGGTGACGAACCTGCCGTGTCTTCGGCCACCTCGGACGAGTTTCAGTGTCTGGTGCCGCTGAACTGTATTTGGGATTCCACAGGGGATTCCAACATTGAACCCCTCGTCATGAATACCACCGAAGGATGGCATGTAGTACAGCCTGGCGCCAACGCTGTAGGTGTACTGGATGTGTTCTTCGAATTCACTATTTCTTAATCCACTCACATGGCAAAAGACACTCGAACAGTACTGGACAATATCCGCAGCAAGATCCCCGGAGATGCGAAGCTTTTGGTAGCCTGGTATCGTGAGGATGGGGGTACACTAGTGCTTGCCCAGGCGAATATGTCGCAGGCGGACATTGATAAAGTGGCCGACAGTCTCAAGATCAATAATATGAAAGAGAAGCAGGCCCGTGGTCGGGTAATCACATGAGGTACACGTATCGCATACATGGAGATGGGCTGTGGCCGTCCAACTTTGGATTCGCATACATGGTCATTCTAAATCCTTCTGGTTCAGGACGCAAGCTTACATTGCGCTCACTGGAGGTGTATGTACAAACCATTACCAGCGGTGCAAGTTTGCTTGGAGCAATGCAATGTGCCCTGCACAAGACATCGGCTACCGGACTGTATGGAGAAGACATGTCCATCTACGCCAGCAAGTTTGACTCCTCAATGACACTGCCATCTTCAGTGGTACTGCGCCGCAACACAGGTGGCTTTTCGCAAAGCGCCATAATCCGTCACCTGGATATTGGTAGGAGAAGTAGCTCTCCAAATACACTGAACCGCACACTATTTGGAACGATCTCCGGACTAGGAACTGACATGATTCGTCCATCGTACCGCTCGGCCAAGCGTGCTTCTGCCACAGTCCTGGAGCCGGTAATCCTCAACAATGGAGAAGCCCTAGCCTGTATTGCAGAGAATAAAGACGCGTCGGCTACCAACGTCATTTCTTCTTCCCCAATGCTCTGCAGTGTACTTGCAAGCGTGAATGGAAAGATGGTCTCTTGGCAATTTACTGCTGTACCCCGACCCGGCCTTGCCCTGTTCAGTTTGGAGAACACTGGTGCCAATACCGTAAAGCTTCTGGACGTTACGTTCATGGAACTCGGATCCACCGACACACCCACGATACGATTGGTTCCGGTAGGGCAGATGTACGGCCAGAATGTAGGAGACACATCACATACCGGAATCGCCATCACAAAGATGGACTCTACGTACCCGACGCTCGACGCTACCAAGTGCCAAGTGTACACTGACATAGGTATCATTCCTTATGGTGTACCTGAGGTGGCCATTGCTCCATCGTCCACAGGATCCCCACAAGGAATGAATTACCTGCACACCAAAGACTTCAATGGTCCATTGTACAAAGTATTTCTTCCAGAGATGGCCCATATGCGCATCAACCAGCAGATGAGTGATACACTCGGTTACAGCAATACCATGAAATTTTCTGACATTGGAGTACGCAAAAGTGCGATTGTCATCAACCCTGGCGAAGGAATTGCTCTTGTCAACAGTGCCGAGACTGCAGTAGGTACTTTCCCTGGTTTCAGTGGATGGCCCTGTCTTGCCTTTGGCGTACAGGTAGACTCTGAACCGCAAGCTTCCCCTGCACTGTCCATCACTGGTCTGCAAAGTGGCTCTGACATTGTGATCCTCTCACCAGGAACCTCCACCGAACTGCTGAATGTTGATGCCAATGCTGGCTCCACGTTCTCCTGGTCGTATGACCCGGATGTGGTGACTGGTGCAGATGTGTGCATCTATAAGACTGGATATGTACCATATATCATACGCAATCTGTCGCTGGGCTTGTCGGGAGTCTCGATCCCCGTGAGTCAGGTAGCTGACAGGAATTATTCAAACCCGTAACACATTGAACAATGAAAATCGTAGATCCGGATCTGCTTGTGGTGGGTACAGAACTCACCATTGACACCTCCGCAAAGACATTCACACTGGTACAAGCCGGTAACCTCGTCTACAAAGATGGCGTCACCATTCAGGCGCTATACTCCAAATTCGTGGAACTCTGGACTACGGCCACGTACAACAAGTTCCCCTTCCCGATGTATGCCATTGACGCCCGTTCTGGTCAGTTCCAGTTCGGCACCGATGGCGCCACATTCAACGGATGGAAGCCCGCCAATGATGCCACACGCCAGGCCCTGCGCGACGGTGGTTGGAGTGAATACAATAGCGGTGGCACACTGAACCGTCAGTATGTGGGTATTGTTGCACTTGCTTCCGGCTTCCCTGCCGGCACACAGTTCTACTACCAAAAAGCCTCTGGTGCAGCTGCAGCCAACTTCACTTTCACAGACGGTCCCAACGAAGGCATCCAGGTGTATGGTGATGCCACGAACGGGAACTTCGATAACCGCACATACTTCAAGATATTCTGCCGCGCGTACGGTTACACGTATGACGATGCAGTGCTGGGCGATATCGGTGAAACCGGTACGGGTGCATTCAAGCTTTCGATGCCCATCTCTGTGAACTCTGACCTAAAGATCCAGGCCAATGATGCCACAGTGGCGGCCAACACACCGTACACTTCCATCAACATTACTTACTATGGCACCAACCAGGTGCGCAACATTGGAGGTGTGAACTACAACTTCCGGGTGATCATCGATGGAGCCAACGCCACGGCAGAGCAGATCTATACCAAGGTACAGTACCTGCTGCGCCAGAATGCAGACATCGACTCTGGTGCCGGTACAGTAACCGGCAACACTGCTGATGCTCTGTTGTACTTCGTGGGCGACACACTCTACACCACGGCCGGCGTGTACATTGATAACTACAATGTCAATGACATCAACCGCCTCAAGTTCCTTCCCTATGGAGCCAGCACAGGAGCGGAAGTAAACTTCCCATACAATGCCACGGGCACACTGAGCTTCAATACCCCACTCATCGGCGGCACTGGCTATTTCAAGATGTATTTCACCACATTGCCCGGGTTAAGTAACGACTATGGTGAGTCAGGGGCAGTAGTGGTGAATGATAAAGATGGTAACCCCATACAGGGTGCTGTGAGTAGCGGGTCCATTACCTTCTCCTTTGCTTACGACAGCAATAACCAGGGAGGTCGTACCGCAGGTACTGACGCCGGGGTTACCGTGGTCGCGGGCAGACCAGGGTTCGCCAAACCTGTGGTGACCAATTATACCATCACCAGGACCACCGGCCAAAACATAGCATTGGTAGCAGAACAGGATAGAGCATACCTGAACCCCTAAGCCATGGGATACACTTTTGACGGCGCCAACAAGATCATCACACTGACCTCAGGTACCACGAGCATTTCTGTTCGTGATCTCTGGAGCCGGTGGTATGACTGGTGGGTGCTGTCGAACAACAGCAAATACCCACTGGCTTTCACCAATCTTGGTGGTGACACGATCGACGCCAGTGCCGGTACATTCATTCCGATCTACCTATTTCTGCAAAACGGCTGGCGTATCCGACCACAGGAAGCCAACCACACCCTAAACGTAGGAGATGGCATCCTACTTGTGGCTGGTGGCGGGGATCCGTTCTTGTCCACACTAGGGGCATTCACAGTGCGCATCAACTACCAACAACCAGTGCAGGCCATCAGCTTCGGTTCAGGTGGTGGAGGTATCTCCGCCGAGTTGGCACTCATGCTGGAACAATTCCTGACCATTGAAGGCTTCAAGGACGGAGTCGTGGCAGAAAACTCGGCTTCACTGCGCAGGGCAGGATCGGTACAGTTACAGATCAGCGGATACGGCACAGGCTTTACAACCGTCGAGAAAATATGAGGCTGAGCTTTGCCATAGGAGGATATCTGGAACCGGTGACCACACCACTACGGTTCGTACACCATGGCTACCTGTATGAAGAGATCGATGCCCCTGAGACAGTAGTCAAACTCCCGATCGTATTCCCGGTGAGCCTTGAAGTATATGACATACCGATACAGAAGCGGAAAGTGGACGATGGTGAAATCTTACTATTGATTAACGCATTCATGAAAACACAGACACGATGAGCCTGGCAAATTGTTTGGAAAAAGTAGACAAAAAGATCGCCAGTCCTTTGCTGGAAAAGTGGCAGAAGCTGGTCGACGATAATATGGAGGAAGTCAAAGCTAACCGCCAGATACTTCGCGAGTATGGTGAGGAGCTGAACTCCAGGCTCAACGAGGTGCGCAGCAGAGCGAACCTCAAGTATGCTAATCCTACTTACACTTCACAGAGCGCGGCCAGTATCAACAAGTCCTACGATGCTAAGCTTCGCAAGCTCTCCCCGACCATGGTCACCGTGGAAGGTGAACAGCTCATGACCTATGAGCCCGTAGAGGAACACTCCTCGGAAGGCAAGATCGACCTGCACTTCGCCCCGGACGACATGTTCTCCGGCGTGAACACCACCGACGGTGTGTATGACACACTTGGCGAGCCCAACGAGAATCAGGTCATCATGCAGGAGATCGCTGGTCAGCCTGAGAAGAAGATGAACTTCTCCAATAGAATGCCTGCGGAGCAAGTCACCAAGAATATCCAGGAGTTCTACGAGATGGCTAAGGAGCAACCCAACAAGGAGTTCCTGGTTCCCTATACTGCAGAATTTCCCAACCGCGCAGGGATGACCGGCTATAGCCCACGGGAGCTGGCCAATCTCTTCGGCGCATTCCCCATTCCCACCAACGTCATCTTCCAGCGTCAGTTCCGTGGCCTCATAGAGAACGACCCGGGACGCTTCATCGGCAATGAGATCCAACTTGTCGACCAGGGCACTAGGGAGCCACTGAAGGTGGACCAGGTCGCACTGGACAAGGCCCGCCGGCAGATGTTCATCGAGATCCGTGATGCCGATGGTAACAAGACCGGCAAGTTCTTCTCTTCCCAGCAGCAACTGGAAGCTACCGATGCGGTGATCGCTGAGGTGGCCAAGCGCGTCATCCGTACTGAGGGCAGGCCGGATGCCTCGCAGATCTTCGAGGATATTCGCAAGCAATTCATCATGCTACTGGACAGGGCCTACACACCAATGGCCGCTGGTACGCGTGTCTTCAGTGGTGACCTGGATGTGTTCCCCCACATCACACAGGAAATGGCCAAGGCATACAAGCTCAACATGGAGCAGGTCCTGAACTCCTTCGAGGATGTGAAACGTGAGGCCGTACGCCGCATGTCCGTTCAAGGCATCAAGGTGCGTACGTTCGATGACTCAGGTACACCGGAGGAACTGTTCAGCCTGGAAGAGGGCAAAGGCCTGGAGAACTTCGACGATGTGCACTTTGCACTGGATCCCAAAGCCACGGCCTCCACGAAGATGAAGCTGTTCATGAGCACCGTGGAGAATACGGAAGAGGGCATGAAGAAGCGACCGCGTCCCATCTCCATACCACTGAAGGATGAATACCGCAAGCAGATCGTCGACGGTACACGTGACCGTACGGTGCGCACTCCTGAGCAGATCAGGGAACTCCGTCTGAATGTCGGAGAGGAGTACCAGGACTCCAGCGTGTTCAAGATCGGCGATCAGATCTACGTGGCCCGCGCGGTCAAGAGGCTCACGGCTCAAGAGGCCACTGAATACAATGAGAGTCCGCTGCGTGAAGACTACCAAGCCAAGGAAGGAGACACCATGGTCACCATCAAGCCTTACGTGGAGGAGCATGGCCTGCGCTCAGTGCCCTCTTTCATCGGCACCTCCACACTGGCCAACTTCGACTCCCTCTACGAGGACGTCACCGGTCTACTGGCTGGTAACAAGCCCTCCTTCACCAACTACATGGCTATCCTGGAGAACTCCACCAAGCCTGCCGTGCGCAAGCTTGCCGAGAAATTGCAGGATGGTAGCACGCCCACTCAGCTCCGCAAGGAGTTCGTGTCGGTGATGACCAAGGCATACACCCAGTATGCTATGCTCCAGTTCAGCATCCAGAAAGATGGTGCAGAGTCCTTCATCTATAATGCCAACCTATACTCCATCCGCAACACCATCATCAAGGGATGGCAGGAAGCGCAGAAAGCATCCCCCATCGTCACCAAGGATGGGGCCGGCAACTTGCTCCTGAATAAGGAAGTGCTGGCTGAACTCCGCAACGACTACACCACTGTCCGCGATCTTCATACACGTATCACCAATGGTGATGTCGCTGCTTCGAAAGCCTTTAAGCTCGCTTCAGAGAACCTGGCCAAGAAGATGCTCACGCTCAATGGTGTGGTGCTCAGCGACGCAGCCTTCGAGGATATGTTCAAGGGCATCGAGCGCTACACCATGGGCACGGACTTTACCGGCTCCTGGTTCCGTCAGTGGGCGATGACCAAGCAGGGCCAGCCGAACGGTATATTCTCCGCTTTCATGGAGCGCCTACTGGGCATGGATACCGATACGGTGACCAATGCCATCGAGCAGAACAACCCGCTGTACATGGAGCCCAAGACGATGAAGATCATCGCCAAGGTGGCCACCAAGTATCAGGAGGTTCTGTACAACAGCTCGCACAAGAATGTCAACGGCGATAACATCTGGGATTACACCCTGAACACATACCTCTCCGATAGGCATGCAGATCTCATTGGTGATGACCCCACCTATCGGAATAAGCTCAAGGACACCTACCTGGCACAGAACAACTGGCTGCTGAAGATCCTGGAGGAGAAGCCAGCCATGCGCGACAACATGGAGCTCTACTACCTGGAGGCCATGAAGAAGCAGTACGGTACGGCATCTGCGGAGCGCAGCGATATGAGTGACCGTGACCAACTGTTCATGGCCCTGCACCTGATGATGAACCGCGGTGCCGCACAGATGCACATGGTAGCGCTTACACACTCTGACAAGACGCGTACCCCCGTGTACATGCGTATGCCACGCACGCAGGTGGCCACTGCAGAACAGATCTCCATGGAACTCGTCGACCGCTTGCGGTCAGTGGTGTATGGAGAGTTCGACCGCATTGCCGGCCACAAGGATGTGAAGTTCCGCCAGCAGCAGTATGAGAAAGGCAAGGGCATGTTCTACTTCCTACCGGAGTTCAACTACGAAAACATGCAGCAGTTGATGAAGGAAGGTGTCATCACGGAAGCGGAGTTCGGCAATATCTGGATCACCAAGGACCAATTAAACGTGCCGGCCAAGACCACTTCCGATGCAAAGGCCGTGGTGGATAAGCTCCTATATCGCTTCATCCAGAACGAGACGGCCGTAACGCGTGCCAAGCTCGTGGATGCTGGATTGGCTAGTCCCAAGGAGGGCACCCATAAGTTCAACACGGACTACCTGAGCAAGATCATGGGTGCGCAAACCAGTAGCCGTATCATAAAGGATCGTGAGAACACTACTTATACCATCCACGGAAAGTCCGTGCTCCAGGATGGACGTCCGGTTACGGCGGAGATGTTCCTGAACCATGCCCTGGATTTCGTAGCCATGGACTATGCCATGAATAGCTTTCTGATCAACACGGCCATGTCCACGCTCATCATGGGTGACCCGGCCCAGGTGTTCAAGACTGACCTGGAAACCACACTCAAGGAATACCAAAAGCGTCTCGCTGGCCCGATCGCTCCGGGCAAAGTGGCCGAGTGGGCAAAGCCCACGTATAAGGCCATCGTACTGGACGACATCAAGCTTGGTCTGCAGTACACCGGTCTCAACGCATACTTCAAAGGAGTCAACATCACCGACGCCCAGGAATATGTCACTGTCCAGGAACACCTGGATACTCTCCACACTTACGGCCAGATCACAGACCAGATGTACAAGGAAATGGTGGCTGTCATCTCTCCTGCCGGAGACTACAAGTTCACCGGTGCACAGATGAAGATCCTCATGAGCATCACCAAGCCGGTGTACTACGGTTCGCAGAACGTGGAGAACAAGGCCCTTCTGCACGACTACATTAAGAGCTCCGCCCTGCCACTGTACCCGGGTTTCACCCAGGGCAACAGCAAGCTGGACTTGCTCCGTCGCCAGATGGAGCTCAGTGGTATCAGCAGGGCACACTTCCTGTCTGCACAGAAAGAGGGTGCTCCGGTACCGGCCGATGTGTTCGGTGACGAGAGTCTCCTGAACGACGGTCCCTGGGATGTGAACAAGACTCCAGGCGTCATCACGCTGAGTCGTGAGAACTGGCGCATCCAGCAAGACGTGCCACACGATCCGGACAAGAACAAGATCAAGGTCTTCTCGCAGTTCAATAAGCTCTTCGTGGCTGACCTTCCTGCCGGCATCTCGGTAGAGACGATGGATGGCCGCACACTCACGCGGGACCAGATCCGCGAAGAGAAGGAGAAGCTTCGCGTCAACCTACTGACCAAGAACCTGAACGAGTTCATGGAGGATGTTGGTGTCGAGCAGACTGAGGATGGCTTCGTGCTGCGCAACAAGGCCAAGCTGGTCAAGCGCATGCAGGAGATGGCCCGTGATAAAGGCTACTCGGCCAATGAGCTGCTTCCCATCACGACCATGGAGGAAGGCATGCCCATGGCTCCCCTATTCTTCACTTCACTGGCCCAGCCCATGCACAATATCATGATGAGCATGGTGGACAAGGTCAACGAGGTCAAGGTCATGGGTAAGTCTTACGTGCAAGCTTCTTCCGCCGGCATCGAACAGTTCAGCACCAGCATCCCTGAAGGCGTACGCTGGGTGAAGGGTCGTACCAAAGGTGAGCTACAGTTCATGAAGAAGAATGCCGATGGGTCAGTGGCTGCTGCAGAGGTCCTCATTCCGTTCCACTTCTTCAACAATGGCCAGAAGATGTCCCTCGATGCATTCCTGGATGAGAACGGTGAAGTGGATACCGACAAACTCCCGGCGAACCTGCTGGAGATGATCGGTATTCGTATCCCTACCTCCAAGCACAACTCAGCACTTCCCATTCGCATTGCCGGCTTCCTGCCGGAGAATATGGGAGATACCATCATCGTTCCTCCTGGCATCACCACGCAGATGGGTTCCGACTTTGACGTGGATAAACTCTATGTGTACCGCCGGCCGTACAGCATGCAGGAGGGTAAGCTCTCATCGACCACTGACGACGAAGCGCAGTACTTCGACCTACAGTGGAAGGTGATGACTTCCCCCGACATGTACGACACCGTCCTCAGTCCACTAGACAAAGAGGACCTCAAGGATGAAGCCAAGCTGGCCTCCAAGAAAGCTGAAGAGGGGAACTTCTTCGGTGGCGTACGTCAGCTCTCTGACTTCATCTCCCAAAAGGATGCCAAGAGCCTCATCGGCTTCAGTGCACTCACCAACACACTGCTCGCTTCCATCCAGCACTTGAATATCCGCTACGGTCATGTCGAGCTGGGAGAAGACGAGAATGGCAAGAAGACCAGGGAGTTGGTGAATGACTACATCACCACCTTCGCCAACCTGGAACTCGGCAAGCTCTCCGGTTACGGCAAGTCCTCCTACAAGGGAGAGAACCGTACCAAGATGGACAATATCGGCATCATGATGAGTGAATTCCTGGACCACTCCAAGAATAGGACCATTGATAAGATCAACCTCACCATGCATACGTACGCCGCAGCTTCAGCGCTCATGAGCCTGGAGGATGGTATGGAGAATGCACTCCCGCTGACCTATGCTTCCCGATTACTACAGCAACCCATCATACGTGAGTTCAATTCCCGCATGAGTCGCGGCGCTGACATGCTGGAAGGTTACACTCCCGGCCTGAAGGAGAACGTGTTCGACAACCTGTTCAAGTCCCTGGTTAAGAAGGGAGCCAACATGGAAGAGGCTGAGAAGATGTCCTTCACGGACACCCAGCTCCAGTATCTACTGGATCATCCTCGTACAGACGCTTCCTACTACACCATGCAGTATGCATTGCTCTCCGCCTTCCAGAAACTGGATGAGATCGGGCAGCGCATGAGTGAGATCAGTAGTCTGGTGAACCAGGACGTGAAAGGCACCGGTGGCGACCTGTTTACAGCCATGGATAAACTCTACAAGGCTGACAATGTCCTCGGTGACAACATCCTGCTCAACGCCAGTGACATCCTCGCCGGCGAGCGTGGTTGGCTTTTCAACAACATTAACGGCCTGGCGGTGGATACCTTCCAGGACTTCCTTCCGCACAAGGAGATCTACTTCAGTGCACTCGCCGACATCGCCAAGATCACCGGCCGCAGTACCGTGACCAAGCTGAGTAATGACGTCAAGAAAAGCGTGGTCAAAAGTCTGCAGTCCTTCGTGTACAGCGGTATGTCTTCCATGCGCCTCGGCGATCCCACTGCGGAACGTGCCCGCCTCCTCTATGACACCACTGAAGGACCGTCGCTCGCCAAGCGCGTTCTGGAAGCCAAGTACGACTGGGGAAAGAACAACTACTTCCTCTCCCGCCTGGTGACCGATATCAAGAATGCCAACGAGCCGGCCCAGGTATCCTTCCTGGCGGCTAAGGCATCGCGGGTCGATGACCAGGAAAACGTGAAGGGTTGGCTGGAACTCCTGACCAGCGAGAATCCAGTGGCCGTTCGGCTAGGTGAGGACCTGCTCAAATATGCCTATCTCACCGGTGGTGTGCAGGACGCTTCCAACTTCGTTAAGTACGCTCCCTTCGGCTACCTCATGGGCATCGGCTGGTTCCCCGAACTCCGGGAAGCCTACGACAACCTGCATAATATCCTCCAGGGTCCATTCATCGAACAGTGGATCCGTCACAACCCGGAGAAGACCATCCAGTTCTCCAACAAGTTCAAGGAGAGTGGCAGGGAGATCGAAGGCATTCCTGAGCGCGTGGAGCTCCCGCTTCCCAGTACCGTGGAAGCCACACACCCGGTGATGAAGCTCATCCCTAAGGGAGAGAACGAGCTTCCCCCTTACCTGTCTTACCGTGCACCTGACGGCCGGGTGATCCTGTACCAGCAGACCGCTGCCGGCGTCTTCACACGCATCGACACCCTCGGTGACAAGACCACTGATGAGTACAACCGTACGAACACTCGTGCACGCTCCATCATCCCCAGTAACCGAGCACTCGCCGACTGGACTGTGGATAGGAAAGCCAGCGCACGGGAAGCTTCTCTGATTGACCTCATCATGGAGCACACACTCCCGAAGCACTTCGTGGAAGCAGGACTCTCCAAGGTCACCACCACAGGTGAGGAGCTGCAAAAGCAGGTCCTGCCCAACCTGGTCAACAATGGGAAGATAGATCCTGCAGCTTCTGCCATCTTCAAAGAGGTCATACGCTCCAAGGCTCTGGACCTTCCCCCGGTGATATCCACCTCACACCTGACGGCTAGTATCCCTACATCCTACACTGGTGTGTACGTAGGCGACAAGTTCAACCTCATCGGCTTGAACCCTGCCAAGATCAATTCCCGCAGCTTCCTGTCTGAAGTGCTCGCACATGAACTCATGCACTGGATGACAACGAACGTGCTCAAGCGCACATCAGGTACCGAGAAGGTCAAGACCGCACGGGCCAACCTGCAACGCGCCTTCGAAGAAGCTGCAGCACTGCGTGATGAGTTCGGCTACCAGATGCAGGACATCGATGAGTTCGTAGTAGCAGCAACCACTGTCCCCGAATTCATGAAGGCACTAAACCAGATCCAGTCCAGTGAGAAGGTCTCCCTGCTCAGTAAAGTGCTGGAGTTCATCGCTAACATGTGGCATGCCGCAGCAGAGCTCATGGGTATGAAGGTGAACCGTGATTCCTTACTCGACCTGGTGTTCACCAACGTGGCCCTGCTTCGCAACAACGATCGTGGCCTACGCGTCTTGACGCCAGTGGACTACGAATACAATGGTCAGACGGTACGCATCGGGGTTGATACCAAGGGTAAGGCCCTCAAGGTCGATCATGGCTTCATGGAAGACGCCCCAGAGCCGCAGCGCCAGTATGAGATCTCCAGGATCCTCTCCGAGTACAATCGCTCAGGTGCGGACATCGCTGATTCCCTGTTCGATATGGGTGGTGGACGCATTGCCAACCAGTTCCAGCGAGAACAGCTCTCCAAGCTGCAGGACTTCATTCAAGATCCCACACCGGGAGTCTATATCCTGGAAGGCGGCAAGGGCATCGGTAAGACCACTATGGTACAGCATCTACAACAGGTCAACCCCGACCTGAACTTCGCCTGGAACAACGAGAACATGAGTGGCTTCCATCCAGAGACCACTGACATCCTGGTACTGGACAACACAGTGACTGAGTCCATGCATCCCAAGACAATCATCATCCGGGATACCGATGAGGTCTCCGAGGAGCGTTTCCAGGAACCACCGAACGCACGCTTCTACGGTGGCGCTTCGACATTCGCGGATGCACGTTCCATCGGCCCGTGGACATACAGGACACCGGAGGAAGCTGCACAGGCTGCTCAAGAGGCCTGGGATTCCCTGCGCCTACTCAGTGACCTCAAGGACAACAAGCTGCTGTTCTACGGAGAGTCCAATGCGCCGTTCGAACAACCGCAACCCATGAGCCCACTGATCTCCAAGATGGTCAGCAAGCTGCAGGACCAACGGCACACTGTGCTCAATAGCTTGGATAGCCCGGAGGTCAAGAACGACAGAAAGAAGCGGGCTGCGAAGATCGTGCAGCTCAAGAAGATAGACGATGACATCGACCTGATGAAGAAGCAGAACAACCTGCGCGCCATCTCGACAGTCGGTGAACGTCAGCTCAACTGGATCGCGGACTCCCTGGAGAAAGGAACACTCTCCCCTGCAGAGATCACCACGGCCTGGAGGGTGACCGATACATGGCGTAACCTGCTGGAGTATCTCTATGGTGGCGATACCACACTAGCTATTGGCCAGGAGATAGATCCTGACCTGGCCAAGGTATCCTCCCGTGCAGTGACCATGCAGCAAACCATGCTCAAGAAGAACCTGATACCAGCCATGATGGAGATCAGTGAAGGTAGGCTCAAGGCCATCGACTTCGGCTCTACACTCAAGGATATGGATATGGGTACACACTTGACCATGTCACTGAACCGTGCCGGTGCACAGCTCGGTCAGGAGGTGGACCTCCTGCTCAAGAACGCGGCCCGTCGCAAAGAGGATGAGATCAACCGGTTGATCAAGCGGCTCAACGCTTTGGACAAGCTCATGGGTAAGGATAAGCAGGCCATCATGAGTAAGATGCTCGCCAATGGCCATGACCTCTCTCTTATCCAGAACTACACCACCAAGTGGTTCAAGGACAGGGCTGGACTCTGGATGGAACGCCAGGGTAAACTCAAGCGTATCGGTGAGCTCAAAGGTGACCCGCAATCCATCGCCAAGAACATCAAACGCATCTGGGATAACTTCTGGGCCAAGGCAGACACCATCGGTGTGTACGCCAACGTCAATGAGCTGTTCGAAGAGAACGGTGACCTGAAGACGGACATCTCTGCTGAGCGTAGCAGGCTTGCTGAAGCACTGGGCAGTGAAGAGCATGCGGATGCCATGATCAACGAAGCACAGAGTCTATACCACCAGTTCCTGGAGGATCGTGAAGCTTACTATGAGCAGATCGATTCTCGTAAGGATGAAGGTGTCATCACCGATATCGAAGCAGATGCCGAGAAGCTGGAGTATGATAAGGCGCATTCTCCACGCAGGTTCTTCGCTAAGGAGAACGGGTTCAGTACCGGTGATCGTTATGCGGTCATCAAACCCCGCGCATCCTCCACGCAGTACCACGATAGCGTGTTCAAGGAGATCATGAATGACGCCCGCATGAAGCAGGTGTATACGGAGATCAGCTCCATCCTGCGGGAAATGAAAGGCTACCTGCCACAGTACATCAAGTCCAACCTCCATGAGAACTTTGTGCCAGTGGTCTATCGTAACCTGCTCACGGACATGAGCACCAAGGAATACCTGCAATCCATTGGTCGCCAGCAAGTGGACTCCCTCACCGCAACTGAATACGAGGAGGGTCGCCAGAAGGCCACTGACATCCCTATACGCTTCGTGAACTACGACGTCAAGAAGGATGCCGAGTATTCCCGCGACCTGATGCGCACCACGGAGCTCTTCGGAATGATGGCCCTGCATTACAAGCACATGTCCGCCATCAAGGATGCCACGGAGATCGGCATCTCCATCACCAAGGAGATCGACCGGATGCGCCGTGACGGTACCGCGCCTGGTGCCGTACTCACCAACCTGGTGAAGAGCATGGAACATGCCCGCGACCACATCATGTACAAGAACGCGCGTATGCTCGAGGGCGGACTGGGAGTGAAGCTCTACAGTCCCAATCCCATTACCAACTACCGCAAGAGCAAGGAGGTTGATAAGCTCAGGGCCAAGCGCGCAGACCTGGAGAAGGAATACCTTGATCCGCCACCGGACCGTACGCTGATGGATATCCGCAAGGACATCGACGCTGTGGACGTGGAGCTGAGCAAGTTTGAAGGCCAGCAACTATACCTGTCCAAGATAGGCGACAAGCTCATCGGCATCAACCAGTTGAAGGCCCTCGGCTTCAACCCGCTGTCCGGCTTCGCCAACCTTTCCTTCGGCATCGCTTCACTGACCACTTATGCCAACGGTCGTCAGGACTTCACGATGAAGGAAGCTATGCGCGCCATGAACATCATGAACAGTGCGCTGGGCAAGTGGTTCACCTTCGGTAATGTGAACTCCGAGACTGCGCAGAAGATCTATGCTCTCATGGAGAACACAGGTATGATGAGTGAGATCGTGGACACGCAGTATGGGGATTCGAACCTGCACAGCAGTAAGAAGAAGTGGAAGCGCGTGATCGATCCGTACGCATTGCTCCGTTCCTCTGACTACTACATGAAGGGCGCCATCCTAGTGGCCACCATGCTCCATCACCAGGTGGATGTGTCCGAAGGGGGTGTATCCAAGAGGGTCTCCTTGTGGGACGCCTATGACCATGAAGGCAACTGGAAGTTCGATGAGCAGAAAGGCTGGACGGAAGAGCGCCCCGAGGAACGCTCCGAATGGGAGAAGTTCCGCAACCGCTCGCTTCGCGTAAGTCAGATCATCATGGGTAACATGGATAGGAACTCCCCGAAGTTCATGAACAAGTACATCCTGGGTAGACTCATTGGTCAGTTCCGCGCTTCTTGGCTTCCGGAAGGTTGGGCCGCACGCTTCGAGGATGAGAAGAACGACGTACAGCTTGGGCGTACCATCAAGGGTAGGTACCGCACGTACGCGGATATCGGACTGGGAGGTTCAGTGACCATCATGCTTCGTCAGCTACTGGGTTCCATTAGCAAACAGGATCCCTTCACCGACGTACGCCTCAAAGGTGGTACGCGTGCAGGTGAACTGGTAGGAGATTCTCCAGTGGACATGGAGAACATGCGTAGGAACTTCACCGGTCTCATGTGGACGTTGTCCATGATGGCCGCAGTGCTCATGCTGAAAGCAGCCATGCCCGACGATGATGACGATTACGGTAAGGAAAGTCTCATGCTCGTGTTAAACATGATGAACCGCCTGAACCAGGACTTGCAGTTCTACGGTTCTCCGGATGTGGCCAACAACCTGATCCGTAACGCTGTGCCAGCTTTCGATGTGGTCAACGATTACCTACGTGCAGTGTCCGCCACCAAGAAAGCACTGCTCATGGATGACTACGATTGGGACCAGGCTGCGTTGAAATGGACCAAGGCCACCCCGTACCTGAACAACATCAACAAATTCAAGTACTGGAGCACGCACGACATCAGCACCATTAGCAGATAAACTATATAGTAAGTCGCATAATTTTCAACAGTATCTCAAAACTCATAACTTTAGCACCATGTCACTGATACCTAAGATCACAGTCTCCAACCAGGACAAGGATTTATATGCCAGTGTCATGGTTCAGGATGCCACTGGCGCTTACAACTCCACCACCAATCCTGGTGGGTATGGAGCTCCCAACCCCGGAACAGGCGCTGTACAGCGCACCCTGCTGCGAGAAGAGTACCTTGGGGATGCAACCCCCAAGGACTGGGAGGCAGTAACCAATCTGGCCACACTCGGTGGAGCTTTCCAATGGGTACACGGCTTCCGTGAAGGCGTTACCCGTATCGGCTACCTGGTCGTGGTCTCCGGTGGCAGCGGCCTCAGTATCCTGATGGGGAACTACAACTTCACGCTCCCGGCCGCAGATACCTTGCTGGTCGGTGCCACGCATGTGGAGATCGCCGGTGTCCTCTATGAGATCGACAAGGGTAAGCCACTGACCTCCTCTGGTGGGTACTTCAGCACGCCTAGTGCGACGGACCAGTTGAATGTGGCCTACAACGTCGGGTACAGTGGTTACGTGTACACCCTGTGGAACTTCCAGGGTGAGGCCGCCCTGATGAAGGATATCGCCAGCTCAGCCTGTACTTCACTGGAGTGTGGCAAGGAGCAGTTCGACTCCCTCATGGCGCGCTACCGGTTCTACCTGGGTGCACAGTACAACTTCAACCTGGCCATCTATTCCAAAGCCCATAACCAGGCCATAGCACTGAGTCCCAGCTTCACCACTTCAAAGTGTGCATCATGCTGACCCTGGAATACAACGCAAGGCTGGCAAAGGCGGAGAGCAACTTCCAGGCGCGAGCCTACGAAGACCTCATCCGGCAGATCTATACCATGGAGACCTGTAATTGCGGGAATCTGGAGTTGCTCTGGATGGCTGCACTGAAGTATTATATCCCCGGCTCAGCTTCAAATATCATTACGGAAGCCGAGCTTCAATGCCTATTCTGCAGGATGGGGGCGGGTATGGAGAATATCGTCATTCCCGAAGCCCCGCCCGTGGTAGTTACAACCTTCCACGCAGACTGGGCTTGGGTTTCAGTGGATCCCTATGCGGCACTCTTCGGTGGGGTGGACGTGCTCACGTATCAGGGTGGCGGAGACTTCGTCTCTGGCAACCCGATCGTGGCTGACTTCCGGCCCTCAGGCATTAACCAATACCTGGTCGTGCGTTACGACCCGGCACAGTCCGATAAGACGACCTGGTACAATGACCAGTTCAACTATGGCACATTGCCCGACTCGAACTTCCGGTCCGTGTTCGCCGCCAGTGGGTATAAGTATATCGTGTCCCGCCTGGCCCTGAGCCTTAACCCAGGAGAATTCACAAGGTTCTCTTAAACTCATACGACATGTCATTCAATGCCACACAGCACATAGTCTTCAACAAGCCGGTGGGTATCGCGCAAGCGTTGCCCACTGACGCGCGTTCGTACTTCTATGATGCAGTGAACTTCACCTACCGTCCTTACCAGAACACCGCTGAGGTGCTCGCGTACCTCGACCAAGCCAAGTATCGCAAGGGCCAGTTCCCCATCATCATCAACACGGGGGGTACACTCTCCGGGGGCCTGATCACCGGGGGCGTGAACGAAGAATGGTGGTTCAAGGATGGTGCCAGTGATGCTGACCTCGTGCAGAAGTCAGGTTCGACACTGGCCGGACCTCCCGGTCCAACGGGCCCTGCAGGCGCCACTGGCCCCCAAGGACCTGTCGGTCCGCAAGGCCCGAACGGCTCACAAGGTCCCATTGGTCCCAGAGGTCTAACAGGACCTGCCGGTCCTGCTGGTATCGGTGTTCCCGCTGGCGGTGCCACACGCACCTTCCTGGGGAAAGTGGACGCTGCGGATTATAACGCCAACTGGTTCGTCATCAGGGAACTGCCCGTCGGTGGCGCACCAATGGATATCCTGGCCATCAACATGCTGGGAGACCCTGAATGGCAACCGCTGAATGACCTGCTCGCCAGTAGGGTATTGACCGGAACTCTTTAACAACAGAAATACCATGAAGAAACTACTCACAGTTCTCATCGCAGCGTCACTGGCCTTCGTGGTCAATGCGCAGACCTACCTGAACGGCTCCGGTCTTCCATCTTCGTACACAGGGTTCATGTCCCAGGGACTCACCAAGAGTACCACCACCTGGGTGGACGGTGTAGCCAACTCCGTGGAGACGATCGGTAATGGAGAAGCTACTTCCTTCGCTGCAGACAATCGGCAGGACTATGCCACCTATGGCCTGGTTACCACGCGCTCCAATACCGCGATGTCCGCTCCCTTTGCCATTGCCCAAGGAAATGTCGGTGGTTCCTCCACCACACTGCAGGCTGTGGAGAACGGTGTGGACGTGGGTACCCAGGTGAACGTCTCCTATGTTATGAGTCGCATCGCATACACCAGCGGTCAGATCCTGTATCAATACTCGAGTGATAGTACCAACTGGACCACCTTCTACACATCCACCGTATCACCCACTGGCTCCTACTATGTGGCCGTGCAGATCTACGGTGGCCCGCACACGGTGCGCAAGTGGTTCAAGACCGGCTCTGCCACAGCGAGCCCGGTGAATACGGTGACCACTCCGGTGACCGTCAACACGCCAGCTACCACCACGACCCTGACTGGCTCTGTAACCACCTCCAGTGGCACCATCACCGGCGTACTGTGGACCCAGCTCTCCGGCCCCAGCTCAGCCTCCATCACCGCACCGACCTCCAACTCCACGGGGGTCAGTGGTCTTGTAGTAGGGGCCTACGTGTTCACCTACACCTCTACCAACAGTCTCGGGAACTCCACTGCATCAAATGTGACAGTGAGTGTAGTCCAGGTCAGCACGACGCCCACTGCCTCCACGCAAGGCTCCATCACCGTGGTCACCCCAACGACACTGGCCTCGCTTAACGGCTACGCCAGCACACCATCCGGTACCATCAGCTCCCGCGCCTGGACCATGGTGAGCGGCCCTAATAGTCCGACTATCGCCAATGCCGCCGTGGATACCACGCTCGTCAGTGGCCTTGTGGTGGGTACCTATGTGTTCCGCTATACAGTGACCAACAGCTTCGGCGTGTCGGTCTTCTCAGACTTGACCATCAACGTGATCAATGCAGGAGCATCGACTGCCTTTTCCTTCACTAACATCGCATCGACCACTGACCTCCCGGACTACGGTCGTGGCCTTGAACAGTGGACCAATGACCAGTGGGCAGTTCCCTTCCCAACCAACGGTAGTCCGCAGACGGGAAACTGTTATGACAACTACTACAGGTTCAAGTGGTGGGAGATCCAGAACGATGACTCCTCATTCACCTGGACCTTCTTTGACTCCAAGATCAACGCTGCCATCTCGGCCAACCGCAAGTTCAACCTGGCGGTGATGCCCATGGCAGAAAGTGATCCCAAGGCCAGTGCTGGCGGACACCCGATGTCCTACCCGCTGTTCATGCACACCCTGATGCAGGCTGAGGGTACCCCGGACTGGTACTCCACCAGTCTCGGTCAGTGGGTCATCAACTGGAACTCTCCGCAGTACCTGAGGGCCTGGGGTAAACTCCAGCGCATGATCCGTGATCATATCAATGCCGGCTCCTTCAATGGGGTGCCATACAAGAATGTGATCGGCATCGTGGATATCCGCGGCTTTGGTAACTATGGGGAATGGCACACCTACCCCTGGACAGGTGAGATCACCTCGCCGTACCAGCCCACCTTCGCTACCATCAAGTCCATCATCGACTCCAACCTGACCTACTTCCCGAACTACCTGGCGGTCATCCAGCATGAGGCGTTCGGTGGTACCAATGACGGTAACGCACAGCCCAACCTGCAGGGTCAATACTACGCACTCACAGCCACCAACAACAAAGGCCAGATCGGCTGGCGTCGTGACAGTTGGGGTTGGGCCGGTACCTGGTTCCCAGGCTTCCTGGAAAGCAACCCCACATCCTACGCAGGTAATGCATTCTCCCCGCTCATCATGAACAAGTGGAAGCTTGCTCCTGTGACCGGCGAACCCATGCAGTGCTGCACGCAGGACTACGGATTCACAGGTAACTATTACGGAGACCTTCCAAGACAAGCCGCCCTCTATCACCTGAGTAAGCTGGGTAATGGCAACTTGGAAGCCATAGGTACCTCCGCCACTAATGGTAACATGCAGACCACGGGTCATGCAATAGGCCACCGACTCATCTTGACCGGCGGTAATGCCTCCGCGCTCACTCCTGGTTCTTCCTTCACAGTGAATCTGGACTGGCAGAACGTAGGATCCACTCCTGCGTACTACGATTGGTTCGTGACTTACGAGCTCCGCTCCAGCACGGGTACAGCGGTTTGGACTGGCACCAGTGCCTTCCGTCCCCGTCTGTTCCTGCCGGCCTCCACCTCCACGCGTGCCACGGACAACTTCACGCTGACCAACACGGTACCCACGGGCTCCTATGGCCTGTACGTGAAGATCATCGACAGCCTTGCCTACATGGCGCCGATGAAGCTTGGCATCAACGGCCGTACGACCGATGGTGCTTACCTACTGCAGAACGTGACAGTGGGCTCAGCTTCGGCTACCATCAGTGCAGGATCACCGCAGACTATCCAGGCACCTGCTTCCAGTGTAACACTCTCCGCAACACAGACCGGCGGCCTCACAACTCCTACTTGGACACAGATCAGTGGTCCCACCACGGCTACCTTCAGTGCTGCTACGAGCATGACCACCACGGCCTCCGGCCTGGTACCCGGCACTTATGTATTCAGCGTGACCATGTATTCCGGTGCCACGCCATACACTTCTATGGTGACCGTGACCGTGGTACAGGTACATGTGAACACAGCACCAACGGTGAATGCCGGCTTTGACCAGAGCCTGCTTTACCCTGCACAGACCTCCACCACCCTGAATGCCACAGGTACCGATGCTGACGGCTTCGTTGCTTCTTATCAGTGGACCCAGGTGGCTGGTCCCAATACCGCAGTGATCGCCACACCAACACTGGCCACCACCCTCATCAGTGGACTCACCACCGGCACGTACCGTTTTGCTGTTGTGGCTGTGGATAACCAGAGCCTGGCTTCTGCACCGGATACCGTGCAGATCGTCCTGAGCAGCGTGGTCAACACGCCGCCAGTGGCCGTTCCTGGGCCGGCACAGACGATCAACACCTCTACTACTTCCCTATCCGGTACGGGTACCGATGTGGATGGCACCATCGCCTCCTACCTTTGGGTCAAGGTCTCCGGTTCCGGTGGCGTGATTGCCAGCCCTACCTCAGCCACCACCACAGTGACCGGCCTCTCGGTAGGCGTCTATGTCTTTAGCCTCATGGTGACCGACAATCTAGGGGCCACTGGCTCCGCGAATCTGACCGTGACGGTGACTGCTTCAGGAGGCACCTCTTACAAGTACGTGAAAAGTGCAACGTCCAGTACCATATACACGACCACGCCTCCACATCGGAAAGTGGTCATCCTATACACGGATAACTCCACGGAGGTGATCGAGTACAACTCAGGCGGCGCCGTTATCATGGTGGTGCGTCAAGGGTACTCTTACATCGACGGGTTCCGCAGACTGGTGGTGTACATTCGGTACTCCGACGGCACATACAGGATCATCTCAAAAATCGCCATCTAATGAGCGTACTCACAATATCAACGGATATAGCATTACCAGGCAACCTGCCTGGTATGCTGTATCTTCCAGAAGTTCCGGAAACCGTTGCTGACGGTGTGTTCTCCATCGACGACGGTGCATCCATCTGGGTACGCCGACTCTGGGATAGTGGAGAGTTCATGGCGTCATGGCTGAGCTACAGCGCGGCACCATCGGACAAGACCAGCTTGCTGAATACCCTACTGGCGGACTCACGCTGCAAGATCCTGGTAGTAGACACTTCGGTGACCATCAACGGAACCGTCACCGTGCCCTCCGGTAAGCTGCTCCGCTTCCAGAACGGAGGTGGGTTCACCGGTACCGGCACATTGATCAATCCGGTCTTCGAGGGAACGCTCAGCCTATCCCCCATCGGTCCGTCTATCGTACTCACCAATGCCACTTGGTTCTCCGAGCATCGGCTTACCACTGACGCCGAAGCGAACTCACTGGGCCTGCGCCAGTATTACAATACGGCGACCAACACTCAGCGCATCAAGAACAATACCACCTGGTACGACATACCGACCACCGGTACCACGATCTACACGCTAACCCCTTCCACGGACAGCTCGCAGGTCGTTCCGGCCGGCAAGATGATCAAGTGGATTACTGTGAAGAACGCCACTGGTCTGGCTGCATTCAAGATCGGCACCACGGTAGGCGGTTCTGACCTAGCCGTTCCACAGTCCGTCACTGCCGGCGTATCCACCACCTTCAGCATCCTGCTGGACAGCGATGCCGGCATCACGCTATACTTCGGAGGCATCACCTCTGCGACAACCATCAAAATCTATACTGAGTAAATCATACCCAATGTTCAAGAAGATCCTGCACTATCTGGTTCCCATGATCCTGGCTACAGCTAGTCTCAAAGCACAGGTAATCACCGCACAGCGCATCGTGGCTACGGAGAACTTTCGTGCGCCACTGGATACACTCATCAACCCGCAGTACATATGGGAGGTGCGCTTCCGCCCGCAGGACACCTCGTGGTATACTGCTCAGGCGATGATTGGCCAGAAGTGGCTGAAGACAACCGTACCATCTGCAAATATATCCGGCGGGACCGGTACGGTGACCGCTGTGAATGCCGGATATGGCATTTCCGGCGGTAACATTACAACCAGCGGCACGCATTCCGTGGATACTACATCCATCAGTACCAAGGCAAACGCCCAGAAAGTGGTAAATGACAGCTCCGCCATACTGCGGGCTCTTGCCAATACCAAACAAGCTACCCTTGTTTCCGGCACGAACATTAAAACCATCAACGGTGTGCCCATCCTCGGATCGGGAGACACCACGGTTTCGGATTTCATCAACGCCAAGCAATACGGCGCGAAGGGCGATGGATCAACCGATGATAGTAAAGCCCTGGTGCTCGCATACGCTGCCGCTCGGACACAAGGCAAGGACTTGTTCATCCCCGGTGGTACGTATGTGCTCAACTCGTTCTGGAACTTGGATGGATCTGCCAACACGACGAACGGCATCTTTTTTCAGATGGGCAACGGATCGCCTCCCAACTACCGGAACGTCCGCGTTTTCGGTGAGGCCAAGACCAAGCTCACATCCTCTCTCAGCACGAACGGCGCAAGTGGTCAGGTTATATATTTCCAATGCCTGTACAATACCTCCGGGGTAACCTTTGAAAACATCTTCTTTGAGAGCACCCACAGCATCACGACCAACCAGGTTGTCGCAGTTCAGTATTCTGTCGGCTCCGCCGGAAGCACCGCATTTTATCCCCGCGTGGCCAACTGCCGGTTTGAGGGGTTCTCTCCCTCGATTCAGCTGAATGGTACGGTAAATCCGATCATCACCGGCAACGTATTCAACGCCCCGAAGGGTAGGGAGCAGGCGCAAAACAATACCAATCCGGCCTGTTTCATCACGATGTCCAGCACCAACACGGGTGCGGTCATCAACCCGATCATCACCAACAACTTCGCCAACGGATACTCTGGCACCGCATCGATCACCACCATGACCCAGAGGGCGATCATGGACAACTTCGTACAGGGTGATTGCATCGGTGGCTTGATTGCCAACAACGTGACCATCAACCTGGGAACGGAACACATCATCGTGGCGGGGTACAACGGCTCAGGACAGACCAACGCACCGCTGCTGATCACAGGGAACGTGATAGATTGCTCCATCCCTTCCGGCACATGGGCGCTCCAGACCTCGACCCCGCTCACCAATACGGTGGGCATTCGTGCTGATAAGATGAACGTCAATATCTCCAACAACTTCATCTACAACGCCACATGGGGCATCCTTCTCTACGGCGCGAACTACCCCAGCACCCAATACAAGAACACGGTTGTGTCGAACAACTCGGTATTCATGGATCAGGGCGCCAACAATACCAGCGTGGTGGTGCAGACGGGCATCCAGGTGCAAGGGTTCAACAACGCATCTTTCAAGCTGCTGAACGGCATGGTAACCGGCAACCAGATCGTATTCGACAGTACCACCCTGCGCGGAACTGCTCAGGCTCTTTCGCTCAATGACTGCACCGGCATTCTGGCAAGGGACAATACCATGATCGTTCGCTCTGTGACCAAGGGCGGCAACAACCTCTATTTCATTTCGGCAACCAGGTCAACTGGAGATGCTGTTCGGAATATCGTACAGGATTCAACCATCCTCACCTCATACATCAGTTCGACCAGCTCCACCATCAACAGGTACGACTTGCAGTGGGGTACGATTGGCGGCACACTATCCAACCAGGCAGACCTTCAGGCCGCACTCAACGCCAAGCAGAACAACCTCACGCTGACCACGACCGGCACCAGCGGAGCGGCTACGTTGGTAGGCTCTACCCTGAACATTCCGCAGTATTCCGGTGGGGGTTCTGGCATCACGGCTTTGACCGGTGACGTGACGGCTTCCGGTTCTGGCTCAGTAGCGGCCACCATTGCCAACGGCGCAGTAACGGTTCCCAAGCTGGCCACCTTCAAGACCTACCCGGCAGAAAGGCAGCTCGGCACCACCTATGAGAAATACGGATGGACAGGGGCGGAAATGGGAGCGGACTTCTCGCCCGGTTCATCCATAACCATGGCCCTGAATGGAAACTACCCCCAGCTGACATCTTCGACCATCGTATGGGGCGGCACCGCCATCACGCGCTTCCTTCCGAGCAACCCGAGCCTGCTGCCGTACAAGAAGATCGAGTGCGACTACAAGATTGTCTCCTCACTTGGTTCCAACATCGGATTCGGGGTCTCCTTCTATTCTAACAATACCGCCGGCGCAAACTGGGGCTATACCACCTATCTGGCCTCCAACGCCTCTCCGGGCACACCCCACCTTGCCAAGCAGGATGGCACCCTGGACCAGACCGGCACCAACATATCCTTCAGCGTGGGCGACGTCATCCGTACCACGCTTGAGTTCAAGGATTCCGTGGTGGTGGCCACTTTCCAGAATCTGACCACGGCGGGAGCAGTGACCACGATTACCAAGACCCTCGCCTCCAACACCACGCCCTACACGGCCAACACCGGCACCTGGGCTTTGCAGAACTTCTCCGGCACCTACGAGGTCCAGCGATTGAAAGTATCCTCCACGAGTACAATCAACCCGACGCTCATGGTGGCCTTCGATTCCAAGGGCCAGATCAACGCCAACAACTTCGCCAGCCGGTTCTCGTCCCTGCTCAATCTCAGGTATCCCACTGTCCTCAACTACTCAGGTGGTGGCGACATGTTGAAGGACTTCATCGACAAGCGCTCTGAGATCAACCGCATCAACCCAGAACAGGTCCTCATTGGACTTGGTTCCAACGACCTACGCTACGGGAACTCTCTGGCCGTCACCGAATATAGGGTGGACCAGATCGTAAATATGTTCAGTGGATCTTCCACTAAGCTAGCCTTTACGATCATCCCGGAAGATAGTACCGGCGGTGGTACAGGGACAGGCATAGGCCTGACCGCATTGAAGAACTACCTGTCGTCCACTTACCCCTCCAACTACATTGACCTGTGGACATTCATGAGCACGTCGAACGTGCTGAAGTCCACATACAATAGTGGGGAGGGTATACACCCGAATAACGCAGGTCATAAGGTGATCGACTCGCTCATTGCAGCCAGTGGCTTCTTCAGCACTCAGTCCCCCAATAGATACACGCCCTACAAGTACACCGATGGGATCGTAGTCGCTACTGGCGATAGCATCCACCTGGATTACAAAGTGTCGCGTGGTGCGAACTTCATGCCCCGGTTCAATGACAGCTTGAACATGGTACCGTCACTGGTAAAAGATGATGGTGCACAGGTGCTCGTCTCCAAGAACCACAATGCTACAGCTCCCGCGTCAGGTGCGCTTGTCACAGTTGATGGCGCTATGGCCTTTAAAGGAATCTTAGGATCTTCTGTATACTACGACAGAACTAACCCATCGAACTGGCATGGGATCTACTCAAATAGTAATAATCTGACGCTGGTATACAACAATTCGGACAACTTCTATTTCAACTCAGCAGGTGAATTCATCATACGCAACGCGACCGGATTCAATGACATTGGGGCCTACTCCCTGCAGAACGCCGGCAACTCGTACTTGAACAGCACCGTCACACTGGGCTATAACACCACTGGTGCCAGTACTGACTCCTTCCTGGTCAAGAATGGTGGAGACATCAAGATGCTAGCTGCGCCCCTACAGGGTTCAGCAGCGCTCAACTTTCCCAGCACGAACGCACAGAATTCCTCTGATCTCACGATCACCGTGACAGGTGCGGCAGATGGGGATGTGGTGGAGCTCGGAGTTCCCAACGCAGCCGTGCTCACCAATTCGAACTACACCGCCTGGGTGAGTGCCACGAACACCGTCACCGTGAGGTTCAATAACTACTCATCAGGTGCTCAGGACCCGGCGAGTGGCACGTTCAAAGTCAGAGTTGTGAAGTAACTGTATAACAGCCACCATTAACCTGAATCATCCTATCCATTATCTTTGTATGCAACACGAAAACGCGTTTCAAATGCCAGATAAGGAACAATTCGAGGACCTGGTTGACAAGGTCAATCAGATATTCCAAGCTTTGCTCGGGAATGAGATTTCAAAGGATGGTGGTATCGTGAAACGTCTGGTCACTGCGGAGTCAGAGATACAGAGGATAGATGCCAGACAGGACAAGCACGAAGCCCAGCTCAGCAAGTACAAAGCCTGGGTGTATGGTGCATGGGCCGTGATACCGATCGCAGTCAGCATGCTGGTGTACGTGATCAACTTCTTCCTGTCCCACCCATCCACCACCAAGTAGTCACCATAAAACAACAGATATGAGCAAAGAGAATGTAGTAACACTCATCAGGGCCCTGCTCACGGTAGTAGGCTCCTTCTTCGTGGGTAAGGTCCTTGCCGGCCATACCATCGACACCCAACTCTGGCAGTTGATCGGCGGCGCAGTGCTGACCGTGATCTCCACTGTATGGGGGATCTTCGATAAGAGCATCGCCGTGGAAGCCGCCGAAAGCGTCGTACGTCAGGTGGCTCTTGCCGTCGGTGGCGTACTCGTGGCTTTGGGCAAACTCTCACCGGATAACCTGCAGACATACATCGGTGTCATCGCAGCCTTACTCCCGGTGATCCTATCCTTCCTGAGTAAGAAGAAATCGGTACAGTTGGCCACTGGCAAGATCGAAGCCGGCCAATTGAAGGGTGTAAAGCAAGCCGCATGATCCGCGCTATGTCATACATCTTAGTAGTGGTAGGGGTCATCCTGGTCGGGTGTAACCCCTACTCTGCTTTGACACACAAGCTGCCGGAAAGCTCGCAGGACTCAGCAAGTCTCGCCCTACGCTGCCTGGCCACTTTCCCTGAGCGGGATACCAGCTTGAAGCCAGGACAGGTGGACACCACCATCCACTTTGAGATGGATTCTGTACAACTGAAGGCCTTCAAGCATCAGCTCGACTCCCTACGCCAGCGTATCATCGATTCCCCGAATGTGGTGTTCAGCACCGATACCCTCATCAAGACATTCATAGAGCACTGCAAGCCGGTGGTCAAGGAGATCCGTGTACATTCCACTGACACTCTTCGCATCAAAGATGCAAAGGCTGAAGCCATGCTCAGGCAATCGTTACTGATCAACGAAGACCTCAAGCGCAAGCTGGCCAGCACTGGGAAGTTCATCTGGATGTTCTGGCTACTGCTCACCTTCATGATCCTCGAGCACATAATGATCATCGTCATCTTCCGTAAAAAACTGTTCTGATGGCTGAATACCCCAAGATGGACCAGGAAGAACCACACCCGGAAGGATGTGATTGTGGCTGTAAAGACCAGACTCCTGTGTCTGCTATCGGCATTCCCGGACCTCAGGGGCCTGCTGGTCCCAAAGGAGACAAAGGGGATATCGGCGATCCTGGTCCTCCAGGACCTCCCGGTCCTCCCGGTATTCAAGGTATCATTGGACCTGAGGGACTTCCCGGTGATCCCGGTCCCAGAGGTCTTCCCGGAACCGTAGGCATTCAAGGCCCTCCTGGTATCCCCGGACCGGCCGGCGCTGACGGTGCTCCCGGTCCTACTGGTCCAGAAGGCCCTGAGGGTCCTGCGGGTCCTTCAGGAGGTCCTGCCGGTCCCAGTGCTTATGATGTAGCTGTCACCAATGGGTTCGTCGGTACGGAAGCTGACTGGCTGGCCTCCCTTGTAGGACCCACTGGCCCCACAGGTCCAACAGGTAGCACTGGTCCTGCTGGAGCGGCTGGCTTGGATGGCCCGATAGGCCCCGCTGGTCCAACTGGTCCTACGGGACCAACCGGTGCTACCGGTCCCGCAGGGCCTACCGGACCTACTGGCCCTATGGGTCCCGGCGGTGGAGATCCTGGACCTCCCGGACCGACAGGTCCTACAGGCCCAGCGGGTCCAACCGGTCCTGCAGGTCCCGGTGGTGCTATTGGTCCGGCTGGCCCTACTGGTCCCGCAGGTCCTACTGGTCCTGCCGGCCCAACGGGAGCAACAGGCCCCGCCGGCGCAACAGGTCCGGCTGGTCCCACAGGAGCTACCGGACCTTCAGGAACAGATGTCTCAGAGTACGGGGACCTTCTACCGGCCACTGGCTTCCCATTTGCCTATGCTACGGGTACCGGCCCCTTGAGTAAACTGCTCAGGGTCGGTGGCAGTACACTGGTGGATCGCTCCCTGAAAACCATCACACTGAACTCGGTGATCTACCTCACCAACACCTTCTTCGTGTCTGGTGTGTGGACCAAGATCGCCACGGTGCCGACCAATTTCCGGCCGACGAATACGGTCCAGTGGGATATCCCCAAGCGCGTGGACGCTACCCAGTTCACCAACTTCGGCGGCACAGGGATGACCGGTACCAGTTTCCTCACGGAGGCCAGTGCCAGGATAAAGCCCAACGGTGACCTGGAGGTCTACATGACCGGACCATCGTACGCCAACCTGGGGGGAAGCTCGATCCTCATCCTGCCGCTACACATCACGTACTTCTATATCTCCGGAGCATGAACCTCGTGAACATTGCCAAAGGCTGGGCCAACGTGGCCACACACCAGAATCTGGAGCTGATCCTGGAACGCCTGGCTGTGTGTGATGTCTGCCCGCACAAGCGGCAACTCTCTCCCGCTGGTCAGCTCCTGATCACTGTCTTCAATTCAGAAGCGAACACATTCTACTGCGCGCTCTGTGGTTGCCCACTGGCGGCCAAGACTTCAGTGGCCACTGAGAAGTGCCCTGAAGGCGCGTGGAACGCAAAAGAAACCTCATACTACTGATATGGTAACATCACTGGATTTTTATAAGCACTACGGAGACCCGGCCTCTCAGAAGTTCAAGGACGCACACATGGTCATCTGGGACGTACCCACGGAACTGGAGATCGGTTTCATACCCAAGAAGATCTATTGTAACAAGGACATCATTCCCGTGCTCAGCGCAGGATTCAAGAACCTGATCGACACCGGTCATGTGGAAGAACTGCTCACCTGGGATGGCTGCTGGAACTTCCGCCCCATGCGGGGAGTGGAGGACAAGTACAAGCAGGCCGAAGACAAGGGTGACTTCCTGGCCGCGGCACGCTACCTGAGCGTACACTCCTGGGGATGCGCCGTGGATATGAACGCCTCATTAAATCCGCTGGGAGCTGTACCGAAGTTCTCCCCGGAATTTGTAAATTGTTTCGTCAAGGCAGGCATGGACTGGGGCGGATACTTCAAGCGTCTCGACGGCATGCACTTTCAGTTGGCCGCTTTACCTCAATAATGCACCATGAATATCATCGTACGCCACATCCACGAAGTCAAGGATGATACTGGAAGCGTAGCCAGTCACATTCAACAATTCATCAAAAACCAATTTTCAAATCTCAAATCACAAATCATGAATGAACTCGAGAATCTCCAAGCACAGATCGCTACCCTGCAGGCCAGCGTAGACGATACCCAAGGTAAGTACCAGAAGGCCATCGACGACCTGGAAGTGAGCAACAAAGCACTGACCGACGCCAATACCGCGGCCAATGCCGCCATCGCCACGCTTCAGGCTGCCAATACTGACCTGCAGAACCAGATCGCCAATGGTGCCACGCCGGCTCAGCTCCAGGCCTTATCGACCACGATCGGTGGTGTGATCACGGACCTGACCACCACTCAGCCCATTGTAGGTGCCACGGATGTTCCTCCTGCACCGGCCCCTGCAGGTTAATCTCAACAGGACCAGAAAAAAAAAGCCCTCCAAGTGGAGGGCTTTCTTATTACACGCCGGTCACAGTTCGATGAACTCTGAGTGCTTCGGTGGCTGGATGAGTTCTCCGGTGAGCATCTCCTGTGGAATATTCAATTCCTCGGATAGCTTGGAGATGAGTAGTGGTGACCTGTACAGCGCCAGTAGCCTGGCATCTGAGATCACGGCTCCATTCATCTCTTCCTGTTTCCACTTCAGCCCTGAGTTCTTGATAATGGCTCGTTTGGCAACATCAGGGAACTCGCTGTACTTACCTTGCCGGAACAGTTGAAAGGTGCGCGACCACCTTGCAGATAGCCGGAAGACATGCATGAACGCATTCCCATCTTCGATCAGGTCAATATGGTAGTTGGATTTGTAAGGATCTTCTGCACCATATCGATCATATACGCGCACCGCCAGCTTGGTGCCGGTGAGGTCCACGTAAGTATTCACGAAGTTGTTCGGTCCAAAGTTAAACTGATTGAGTTCAAGTAAAGGCAACAAGTACGTCGCACAGAGGTTGTACTCGTGGATGACCCGTATCACTGACACTTCACTCATTTCATAGTGGGTTTAACCCAATGTATCCTCAAGACTGTTCTTGGCCTTGTAAATAATCGGTTGAAGCAAAGATAATGGAAGTTCAAAGAACGGGGACTGTGGGTGATTGGGGCTCATCATCATGACCGTGGAGAGTGTCTCCTGGTAAATGATGTAGCCGTAGTATTCACCGAAGTACTTGATGTACATGTCAAGGGGAGTCTTGCCCTTCTTGACCTGCTCCAGGTACTTGACCTCACCCATGCCGGGAATGCCCTTGATATTGTCAGTGGTGTCTCCACAGACCATCTGTTCATCAAAGAACTCCTGGGCTTTTCCCGGGGTGATGGTGATCAGCTCGCCGGTGTTGTAGTTGTACAGCTTACCGGGGATCTGCCGCAGGTCTTTGTCCGGAGAGCAGATAATGGTATCTTCCCGTGTGCAGGCATGCCATGATACAATGTCGTCGGCTTCCAGGTCAGGGATGGATTCAAACTTCCACTCTTCGTACAAATGGGCCATGATGGCCGGTCTCCATCGTTTGATCTCCTCATTCTCCGGACGTCGCGTTCCCTTGTAGGGAGCGAACTTGTAGATCTGGTTGCGGAATACAGGACTACTGGAGAGTGCCCCGATGTATTGGTCAGCTTCGATAGTAACCATGATGTTCTGCACGAAGTTGTCCACGGAGTACAGCACCAGGTTCTGGTCCGCTTCATCACGGAGATTCCAGGCTATGGTGTAGCCGATGGAATCTCCGTCTATGAGCGCTGTTGTCATGGATGAAGGGATAATTCAGCGAGTCGTTTTTCCAACCGGTCTGCCTCTTCCGATAGACCACTGGCCCTGAGCCCGTTCAGCATCTCATCCTTGCTGTTGAGCAGGAGATGAGCTGCCTGGCGGAACTTTAGGAGTTGGAAGTAGTCGTCCATGAACACGATGGCAAATCGCCCGCGTTCCATGAACTTCCCTTCCTTGGACTTACCAGTCTTGCGCCAGAGTACGGCTGGAATACGCTCCATGTTGTGGTCCTGTTCGCGTAGCCCCATGAGGAGCTGCTCGAATTTGACCGGTGACGCACTTGTCTTGGCTTGGAAATCATCGATCATCCTGCCATGCTCCGCCTCATTGCGGTTGCACACATCAACACCACTGGCATCCCGGGAACGGTTCTCGCTACGCGTGGTCACTGCGTGCGGGTAGATACCCATCGACCGCAGTGCGGTAACGATGGTCCTTTCCCACCTGTGTCCCTCTGATCTGTTCCTGGATGATCCCATGTCAGAATGTTTTGAGCAGATTGATCTGCATGATCTTGTCGTTGGCAGCTTTCACCGCCGCGGCACTCTCCTGGTTGGCTTTGTCGATGCCTTCTTTCACCATCTTGGCGTAGTCAGCATCGGTGATGGCCGCATAGGACGAGGAGTTGTAGTACCCACGGTTGACCGCCTTGAAGGTCGAATGTACGAAATACCTCCGTACACGCAGGGCGCCACTACCGTCGTCGGTGATGGCACCGATATCCATCGGATCCACGAAGATATTGTGTGTGACCGTGCCATCATTCTGGTAGCCACGGATGTAATCCAGGTTACCGATGTGCAGGCCTGGAACGCAGGACGCATGATCATTGCAATCCACCAGTTCCCAGCTTTCCAGCATGTGAACATGACCGACCTTGATGATATGGCCCAGCTTGTCTCCGCAGAAGAAGGCATCGCCGCCGTTACGCATGACGGCCGGCTGGAATACACGGTCCTCCACGTACTCCGGATCGATGTAGGACTTCAGGCCGGAATTCTCATCCACGGTCCAGTCCCTGCGCTCGACCAGCTTGATGGTGCCTTCTTCCTTGTTGTCCACGACGAATTTCTCGGTGAGCTCATTGCTCACTTTGTAGCTGTTCAACAGGCCTTCCTGGGTGAGGCTGGTCTGGAACATCGTGGCCTGTTCCTTGGCATAGGCTTCAGTGGCCCCTGCAGTGATGAGCTGCTTCTTCAGCTCCGGGTCCACGTAGGTCGTGTTCAGGTAGTTGGCGAACCTCAGGCACTTCTCATGGGAGTAGTTGGGATTGCGCATGAACCTGACCAGGCCCTTGATCACGGGAGTGACGTCGTTCTTGGTCTCCACGGCCTTGACGATGCGCTGTACGAAAGCGCCAGGGATGGCATGCTTTCCGAGGACACCATCCTTGTACAGGAAGAATTGACCGGTGGCCTTGTTGATGTGCAGGTAAGGGGTCATGTGCTCGATGGTCTCCGAGTAGTCGTTGGCCGTGAGCACGTTGAATTCCGTCACCAGGGCATTGAAGCCCTCGATGGTAGTAACCTGGGGAAGCTTGCCGATGAGCTCCAGCATCTTGGAGTATTTCTCATCGCTATAGGTCGTGATGTATGCCTTCCCGTTGCACACACCGGTGATGTTGTCCTTGACACGATTTGCCGTGATCATCATTGGACTGGTTTATACGTGAATAGAATATTTGCGTTGCGCTCATGGATGAGCTGGCGCACCTCTTGGGTGAACTCAGCGTTGGGCTCATGACGATCCCAATCGAAGTACTGCAGGATACCATGTACCGGTTGAAGCAGGTCCCATAGCGTGTTGACTGCATCATAGACTGGAAGATCAATGGCATCTGCATTGTTCACATCTCCCGGATCGCCGAACATGGTGGCTACCATAGCCGTGATGGCCTCGTGCTGGTTAGGGTTGTCCCTGACGAACAACTGGAGGTTGGATACCTTGGCCAGGTAGCTGAGCAGCTCTTCGTTATCCACTGAAGTCTTGTAGTTCTTATGGACATATGAGGTCAACTCGGCATACTTCTTCTGAATATCCGGGTTGACGCCTGAGAACATGATCAGGTACTCCATGGCATCCATGCGCGCTTTGATCAATCGTGCAGTATTGAACTGCTTGAGTTGCTTTGACATGGTGATGGTTCCTTGCTTGATATCCTTAAAGAAAGTCTGGATGTCCTGGAAGTCTTCGAAATACCTGTGGTACTTCTCTCCCACCAGCATGAGCCGGATGTGAGGGTTAAAGAATCTCCGGGCTTCCAAATTCACCTCGTACTTATCGCTACTCTCCAGAAGCTTTGGAGTACGGTCACGCAAGTAAGCCCTACTGATACCTTCTTCCGTGACATAGCGCCGTGTGCCTTGATACGCAGATGTAACTTGCGTAGCAAGCATCAACAGTGGCATGTCATTGAATGTGGCCACATAGACCTCATCAATCGCCCAGTTATCGACACTCTTCGGCTTGACCTCGTACTGGATTTTGGTGCTATTGGCAGATAATCCGTAGATGGGGATGGTACCTTGAAGCTTGCGACGATCAGCAGCGCTCATATTACGATACTTGACTTTGGCAGCAGGCGCTTCTTCCACGATCTCCTCTTCCTCGGTTTCCTCTTCAGTGGCCTTGAACTCTGCAGGAACGATCACATCGTCGTAGTCCATGAAGGAAGGCTCCTCATCCAGGGACTGATAGACGAACTGCAGCGCATCCTGTACGGCCTGCCTATCTTCGTCAGTGGCCTTGTAGCTGAGGAGGTCACTGCTTCGGGTTGCATCCTCCGTACGTTGCACCTTGCGGTATTTGTAGATCATCTTCACGAACTCCTCATAGTCAAGGTTACCGAAGTTGCGCGCATAGCGCTCATCTTCCGACTTGTACGGTATGACAACCTCGATGTATCCATTGGGATGCACCACGGAGGACAGGTACTTGTTCTTGCGTGCACTGGACGCACCTCTCCGCCTCACGATGGGTCGGTTGAGTAGTTCCACGCGAAGCAGTACCGGTTCCCGTTTGAGCTTCTTGATCTTCTTGGACCCTTTGGTCTCCACGATGGTCATGATGTTGGTCCAGCCAGTAGCTGAGAGAATCCAGACACCCGCGGACAACTCTGGTCGACCACTGAAGCGCGGTGCCACCTTGGCAAAGTCCACGAACGAGCCCAGTGCCGCCAGGATATTATTGGTCCCGCCATAGGAGGAGTTCGCAGCCTGTGTACAGGCGCGCACCCATGGCCAGAACTTATCCTGGTTGAGCTCCTTCTCGATGAGTTCTGAAGCCGTAGCCACCATGCGCTTATACACATTGAGGATGGCCTGCTTGGTCATGTCGTCCCAGACCACGCTCTCGCGACTGGGATTGACCGTGACCTCTTCAGCCCTCACCTTCAAGCCCACGTTACCATTCTTGGGATCCAGCTCCAGTTCCTTGAAGTTAATGTCCCCATAGTTCACCTTGTCGATGACCAGGTGGGGCTTATTGTACAAGGCATTCTCGGAGATGACCATGAAGGCATTCTCGAACAGGATCGTCGGCTTGAAGTCGATGATGTTCTTCTGGCCATTGGTGATGTCATACAGCTTCACGTAGTTGAAGTACATGAGCTGCATGCGGATGCCGTCCAGGTACAGCGCCTTGTGGTGCTTCTTGACCTGTACCTCGAGTGTGACCCCATTCTTTTCTTCAGTGGGTGTCCAGTAACAGATCATCGGCTTGGTCGGATCACTAGTGGGAAGCTCGAAAGGAGTATTGGCCACTCCCCTGAGCAGATCTATGGATGGGGTGGCAGGCTCGATGTGGGAGCTGTACACATTGAAGCTTGTCATCCTTCCATTGTGACGCGTAGTCATGGTGAAGAATGGCGCGCCGGTACTCAAGGCACTCTTGGCCCCGATACCGAACTTGCCTAATGCGAACTTGGAGTTGCGCTTGGTGGAATACCCCAGGTTGAAGTACCCCGCCAGCCGCGCTCCCCACAAACCAACACCATGGTCACGGACGAGGATCTTGTCCCGCTCCAGGTTCCCGTTGTTGTGGTACTCCACCTCCACAAGGTTGTGCGGGGATAACCACTTGAGGTCATAGTAGGCCGGGTCGAACCTACTGTCCTTATAGATACCCTCGGTGCGCTCCAGGTAGTGGTCCTCCACCCTCGCCTTCCCTTTGAGGATGGACATGGCGACGATTTTCTCCTCGATGGAGTCGACGCCGTTGGAGACCAGCTCGCGCATGGAGGAGCGCTGCGGGTAATTGTACTGTGAGATCTGCAGAATGTTCTGCATGAGTTGTATGGCGGTAGGATCGATGGTCTTCTCAAAGGTGTGCGAAGACATCGTCACCTGGTCCTCCTGTAATATCGCCATTGCTCAGTTTTAAATGGTCATTCAATTCTTCTTCAGGAAACTCGTGTCGATACAACCTGGTGGTAGCGTCGCGCAGCATGATGATGATGTGCCCATTGAACAGGGAGAGACTCTCCACGCGTCCACTGAACCTGTCATCATAAGTGACGAGCTTGTCAACCCAGGTAGCTTCGTATGATTGCTCCGTCGACATGGGATTCATACAGTGTCTTTAGAAGTTGGTCGGTGGCTTCTGCACCTTCCCCTTTGCAGAAGTCGGAGATGTCCTTATGGCCAAGCTCCGGTGGTACCTGCACGAAGGGAATGCCATATTGCCTGGTGTACTCAAGACCCTTGTGCTTGCCATCATTGTCCATGAGCACCAGGATATGGGCGTAGCGCTGCTTGAACAGCTCCATGAACTCCGGTGGAACCATGGTACTCTCCCCGCGTGCGGACACTGCTTCATAGCCCACTGACCGCAAGGTCATGACATCCTTCAGTGCCTTAGTGATGATGAGCAGGTTGCTATTGTGCTGCAACTGACAGAACCCTTCCAGGTGTCGCTCATCAAAGTCGTTACGGAACTTGAACTCCCTTCTTTCGAAGGGAAAGTACAGCTTGTAACGATCCCAGATGCGGTAGGCATATCCAGGCGTACGGGGAAAACCAGGGGACTCCTGGTCAGCCAGCATCCAATACATCCCAATGGCTGTCACATTGTAAGCATGCAACAGCGGGAGATCCACATTGAACTGTTTCCAGTAATCAAGATCCCGGGAGTGGAAGGCACGGCTCTTTATCCGTATCTTGAAGTTCACCTTTGGCTTGGGTACATACAGGCGCACCTTGCTCGTCACGATGGACCCCGGGGCAAGCCCGAAGTCCTGCTTGATCTTCAGTAGCGCCTGCCTTCTATTGTCCAGTCCATACAGGGACTTCACCAGGTCGAAGATGTCGCCATGCAATCCACGGCCGGCATCCTTCCACATGTATTCCACGTCCTTGCGGAACCGTGAGGTGTACACACCGAAGGATGGCTTGTCGTCATCCTCACGGAGAGGAGAGGTGTACATGGCCCCATGCTGAGGTTCAAACCCCAGGTAGTGGCAGTACAGCGTGAACTCATCCACGCGTTCAAGTACACCTTCCTCCCCGTAAAGGAAATCCTCAGTCAAATTTTCCAAAGGTTCCCTGGATGGTTTCAGGAGTGGCTTCAGGCACGTCATCGGCAGCCTTGGCTTGTGCCACGGGCTCACCGCTGTCAAAGCCCTTCTCCATCTCCCACTTGGTGAAGCGGAGCTTGGTCTTATCGGCCGGTACCGAATTCATGCATTCGATGAACGGGTTGGTGTTCAGGTACCGGGAAGGAAGCGTGGCGTAGTGCTTGTCCTTGCTCTGGCGGATGAGCTTCAGGCGCACGGGGTTGTTGTCGTCACCCAGGAAAGGAGTGATGTACCCGATGAACTGGTTGCAGTAGTTCGTGTACACCTTCTTGATGGTATCGTTGTTCAGCATCTCCACGTTGTAATTGGACTTGTCCACACCGGTGCCATCGTAGGGACGGAACTTGACATCCTTCAGCGAGCGATATGCACCGATGATGGAGACCAACTGGTCCTTGAAATTGCTGATGTCATCGCTGAGCACCTGCAGCTTCTCCTCATCATTCTTCTCGGAACCGTCCAGATTCTTCAGCTTGGTGATGGTCGGGGGGAAGATCAGCAGGGCGGAGTTGTTGCTGCCCTCGGAAAGCTCAGCGGCCTCCTCCTCTACGAAGCCACTGGGCTCTTTCTTGTTCAGGCTGATGGGACGGAAGACCAGGCCCAGTGTTCCCTTGTCGTTGATCTGTGCCTTGTCCAGCACCAGATTCTCATGAATGCCTACTCGTAACATATGTTGATCGTGATTTTACTGAGTTGAAAAAAGTGGGCGCACCCGTATGATGCGCCCACGAAAGATCAGTTGGCCAGAGCAGGCTCATTCTCCTCCACATCGGCTTCAGAGCTCTCCTGTTCCATGCCCTCGATGAGGTCAACGGGATACAGGCAGAAGATGGACGGCTCGTCACGGCGCTGAAGCGTCGGCGTACCGGCATCCTTACCGCGGCTCACGGTCTTGGGAACCATGACCATGGTTTTGCCATTGCTCGGCTTGAAGGGATGAAGCAGGCCGGGAGCACCATCGGCGCCAACGAAGACCAGGTCCACGTGACGCTTGTTCTCCTTATCCAGCTCGATGCCGTAGACTTCCTTGATCATGGGAAGGAGTTCATCCTTACCGAAGGTCTTGGAACCCTGCTCGAGAACACTGGCGCTCACTGCACCGGTCTCCTTGTCATAGCCGGCCTGGCCGAACAAGTCGATACGACCTTCGGTACGGGCGACAGTGGAGATCCAGATGCACTTGGCATTACCTCCCAGGGAGATAAAATGGCTGGCATCCACGGAACGGTACACGTCGAAACCATTACCGGACGGCTCAGCGTCTTCGGCAGGGCGCTTGGCGTCGTACTCCAGATTCAGCGTGGCTACCAGCGTTTCGCTGGGGTACACGGAACCATCATAGTACACGCGCAGGTGGGCTTGCTTGGGGTTGCGGTCGATGCGACGGCCACCGCCGCCCTTCTTCTTGTCGGTGCCATTGACGGTCACCGTCTTCAGGAAATCAAACATGTTTCTTTATTTTTAAGATTCACAGGACATGGATCAGTCCACATAGATCTTCTTCCAGTCGAATTCAAACTTCTGACCGGCCAAGTGGGGCTGTCGCGCGCCCATCACATTGCCCTCGCTCGTCTGGAAAGAGACCATGAGTTTGTTGTCTTTATCGCGGTACAGGTAGCCAATGGCGTCAGCCTTGGCGCAGACCATCGACCCAAGCTTGCCGGTCAGGGAGATGTCATTCACCTTGACCTGGTCGCCCTTCTTATCCGTCAGCAGCTTCTCCTTCACGTGGACATTGAGGATGAGATACTGGCAGAACTTGGAGAGGGAAAGGATCATGTACATCATCTCCTCGCGGAGGAAATGGTATCCAAGACCGTGCGGGAGCTCGAGCACAGTCTCACCGCTCTCCTTGAATTCCTTACTGGCGCCCTTGTTGTTCTTGAACTTGATGGTGGCCGACTTCTCGGCGTAGTCCTCCAGCATGTCCAGGGTGTCGACACACAGGTACTTGTACGGATACACGTCGTTACCTGTCTTTCCTGCAGCGATGTTCTGCTTCTTGGCAGCGTTGAGTGCGCCACCGATGTTGTAGAAATCTGCAGGATTCTCGACTTTCAGGCTCATGCATTCATACATGGCCGTGCCATCTTCCGTGTCCAGGATGAGGCAGTCATTGAGTTCAGTGACCACTTTGGTCTTTCCAACCTTGGGTAGACCGTAGAGGACCAGGATGTGCGGAGACAGCCTGGTGGCCTCTTGTTTCTGAGTGGGAAGAGTCACGCTTCCCGGGGTGAGTACTTCTGGCATATAGTTTCAATTTGGCTCGTCTTGTCCTGATAGTCTTCCAATGCCGCGAGGTTTATGGACGCGGGGAGTTGCTCGAACCGGTTGACCACTGGATTCATGAATAGCGGGATCAGGGTATTGGCCAGGCCATAGCGATGCTTCATCACGTACAGTCCGATCAGGAAATCCCCGTAGTCCTCCACCTTGTATCCATGGAAACTGTCCAGCTCGAACATGCGCGGGGACACCAGCCCGAGTACCACGTCGGCATCCCGGTAGGTGTACTTGCTGTCCCCAAAATCCAGGCGCTGCGGGGCGATTACGGCATCACTCATCTTCTTGGCATTACGGTGCCAGGATTGCATGTCCGTGGAGAACTGCTGGATGATGACCCATGTGGCGTTGAACAGGTTTCTGGTGGCCACTGCATACCGGCTGAGCAGGTCGATGGTCTGTTTGGTGTCCATGCTTCGCTCGCTATGCACGAGCGCAACGTGGTCGACCATGAACATGACCAGTGAGTCCTGTTCGCCGGGATTGGGATCGTAGCCTTTCACTGCACCATACTCCTTACCGGGGGCCGGTGGATCACGATGCACGGTGCCATGCGTGTTGTAATGGTGCATTACATCCATAAAGATGGCCGTGGGGTGCATGGAATCCTCGCGGAAAGCAATACACTCGCCCATCTTGGACACATAAGCGTAGCCTGCCCGGATGTATTTCATGTCCGTATCGTCAGGATAGTTCCCGTGGATACGACCCATGATGAAATTGGAAGGATACATGCGTCCATACTTCAGGTAGATGTAATAGCTCACCCAGCGCGCAAGCTTCTCCTGCTTACTCAACTCGAATGAGTAGTAGTAACAGTAGAACTTCTTGCCATGGGTTTTTGCGTACTCATATGCCTGCAGCAGGAAGATGAAGTCGGAGAGCGTCGTCTTTCCGACACCACTGTCCGCACCTACCAGGTAGTACCGCCCGCGGTGAATGCCGTGGATGGTGGCATCCAGCTTGGGAAGACTCGTCGGCCAGCCGGCATTGTCTCCCTTGCGTCCACGCTCCACAGTGGCCAGGAAACCACTCTTGTTCTCCATGGCCATTTGCAGGATCTCCTGGAGTTCCTCGGGAAGATCCAGGATGTCCTCATAATCGCCATTTGGTTGTTCGTCCATCTTGCTTGGTTTTCTCCAGTTCGGTGATCTTGCCTGCTTGCTGTGCCTTGAGATACTCGTCGTAGTGGGTGATCCACTGATTCTCTTCCATGAATCGGCCAATGGATACCTTGTACGGGATGTCACTGGCGTAGTACAGCTTCGTGGATTCCACCAGCGTGGGGTAATCCACCTTGTGCTTCTCCAGTGCCTGGCGGAACGCTTTCATCCCACCTTCGCTGAAGACATTGGTTTGGTAGGGAGTTCCATTAGGGCCGTTGATCCGGGAGGGTATGGCGCATTCCTGAATGAATCGCAAGTACAGGCCACGCCACTCCAGGATCTTGGGAACCTTCGGCTCGATGACTGCCGGCACATTGTTGGCCAGTAAGACAACTCCTTGCTCCACTCCGGTGATCTCCTTGTTGAACTTAGCGGTGAACATGTACTTCCCCTTCACCACGACCGCGTAGCCGTTGTCCATGAGGAACTGTACTACTTCATTCAGGGTGCTCATTTTACAATCTCGATGTCAGATACTTCGATATTGAATAGATTGGCGGCGTCTTCCAAGTCTTCAACCATGATCACAGGCGTTCCCTCGCCACAGAAAGTACGGATATTCCCCTGTTCATCCTCGTCAGAGATGTCCACCTTAATAGCGTAGTGCTTACCGGTCATGTACAGCACCCTGTAGAGATCTTTTTGCATAATTGAGGGTATTGAAGTTAAGAAATCAGAAGCGTTCCGCAAAGAACTTTCCGGTGTAAATTTCACTGGACATCACACGCGTAATGCGTTGAGGGTTAATGTCTTCCAACGCTTTCTTAACCCAGGATTCGTCCTGGGTTCCCTGCGTACAGAGGACAATGACCAGGGCCTTGTGATCGGGCCTGATGCGCACTACGCGACCGATGCGCTGGACGATCGTACGGGAGTTGGAGTTCGTCTGTACGATGAAGGCAATGTCCAGATCGGGGATGTTGTGCCCCTCGTCCACGGCATTGACCACACCGATTCGGTCGATCACCTTCTCCTTGAAATCCTCCAGCTTGCTGCGCAGCTTCTTTCCCTTCTTCACCTTACTGTGGAACACGTCCTCACCCATCGTGACGTTGGCTTGTTCAATGCTGCCAAAGAAAGTGATGATGCGCTTGTCCACGGGCAACCGGTCCAATATGTACTTGGCCAGCCGTTGCTTGGAAGGTAGTGCACACAGGAACCGGAAGCGTTTGAGCTGCATGAACTTCAGGCTGTTGGCCGGTACTCCACGCATCTGCATGGAGTTGATGATCTTGCTCAGGTGCTGGTACGCAGCGCTTTCAGTGGTCAGGAAGGGCTTGTCCTTGGTGCCCGCGGGAATGTTGATGCTCACACTATCCAGGCTGTCCATTACTACGAAGATGTCAAAGTCCGCCACGATCTTATCCTCTACTCCCTGGTCCAGGGAATACTTGAAGATTACCGGGGCGAACTCCCTGATGATCGCGTACTTAATGGGATCAGCCAGCTCCTTGGGAGGAGTGGCCGTGAGGCCCAGCGTGGCGAAGATGAGGTTGTTATCGTATAGCTTGGCCGATAGCGTCGTGAGGTGATGCACCTCATCGAAGATGACCAGCTTGAACTTGTATCCCCTCACCTTGGACACTGAAGCATAACACACGATGAGTACGCGTGCCTGCTCCAGTGCGGTCGACCACTGAACCAACTCGGCCGGCCAGTTCTCATCACGCAACACCTCAGTAGGTGTCACGATGAGGATGTCCTGCTGCTTTCCATCCCACGGTTCCAGGCTTTCAGCGGCAAGTACCGCCATGCGGGATTTCCCTACGCCGGTGGCGCCTGCGATGGTGCCCTTACGGCCATGGCGTTCCCACACGCTTACAGCTCCGCGCTGCAGCTCGTCCTTTGTTTGGTTGAACATGGTCATACTTTAGCGATGAATAATCGGTTGCGCGCCCGTGTCGCCGCCACATACTTGATCCGGTTCATCTCCTCCAGTTTGTGGTTGCGGGAGATGTCCCAGTCCAGCATGAGGACATTGTCATAGGTGGAACCCTGGCTTTTGTGTGCCGTGATGGCATAGTTGTACTTGAACCAGCAGAACAGACCCAGGTTGTTGTAGTACTGGCGCCAGCCACGCTTGCGCGCGTCCTGGTCGTAGGTCTTCAACGTGAGCTGCTTATGCTCATTGGCGAGCCTGTCCCATTCCCCGAGGGAATCCTCATGGAGGATCTTGATCTCATGCTCCTTGCGGGTGGCGATGCCTCCGGGGAGGATGACCTCGGTGGAGATGAGACACTGGTAGTACTGGAACATGGTCATGTCCACGGACATCTCCATGCCCTTGGCCTTGTTCCAGGGCACATGCATGAAGTCCACGCTGTGGGAGACCACTTCGAACTCCTGATTGGTGGACAGGAGCATGCGCTCCTGGTTATCGAAGTACGGCTTGTCAGCGATCATCTTCTCTCCATTGACCACATGCGGCAGATCTTTGCCGGATTTCCCGTAGATCCGCTCGCGTATGGCCTGGTTGTAGAAGTTGACCACCTTATTGGTGTAGGCCACCACCTTCATGTGATCGGAGTTCTCCTGGAACTGCCCATCACAGAAGTACTCCTGCAGGATGTCCCCGATGCGCGTCTGTGCCTGCGGGGTTTCCACGTCGATAACCTCGATGCCCCGTCCGTCAGTGGTCAATGCTGTGCTGGCCACAGGACGGCTCTTCTTGTACTCCTGGCGTAGCGTGGTGGCATACTCCAGGATGGGATTGCCGGCTCCCTGGCGCACGATATCGGTGAGCTCAAGCACACGGATATCGTAGGCTTCCTGTTTGTCAGCCAGGAAGACCGGAGAGTCAGGACACCAGTTGGAGGGCTTGTCCTTTCCGGATTCCACTGGCGGGATCTGCACCGGGTCACCCATCATGATGATGTGCAGCCGGCTCATCTTGGCTCTGGCCTTCATCAAGAGCGTGAATAGCTCAGTGCTGAGCATGGAGACCTCGTCCAGGATGAGCACGTTGTATGCCTCGATCCTGGGATCACGGTCTCCCCATGTGGGCACGAAGTTGATCTTACCCGTCTTATGATCGATCTCCTCCTTGAGGCCCAACAGGGAGTGGATGGTGGCATAGTCTACCCGGCCACCGAGGCTCTGGCTTTTCTTCAGTACCTGTACCGCCTTATGCGTCGGCGCACTGACGGCCACGCGCAGGTTCCTGAGTTCCAGCGCGCCTTCCAGCACACGGCCCAGCGTGAAGGTCTTGCCGGTGCCAGCATAGCCCTTGAGCAGGTACATGCAGGAATCACTGCCTACCAGGTAGTCCACCAAGGCATTGTAAGCCGACTGTTGTCCGCTATTCAGGGTTATCATTTGGAAAGTTTTTGGTGAACCAATCATCGAACGTGCTCAAGTTATCGGACGCGATGTCCCGGTGCAATGAAGCCCTGGACTCTTGCCAGACGTGCTTCATCTTATTCTTCAGGTAATGCTTGTTGACCACTGCGTCTACAGTGGTCTCCATGAGTTTACTGTTCGGATGGGTGATGATGAAATAGGTGATCTCGGCAAGACAGTTGAGCATATCCTCTTCTTCTTCGGCCTTGGGTTTCAGGTACTGGTCAGCGAAAGACTTCAAGTCAGGTATGGCCTGCACCATGGACAACTCCCTGTTGCGGCAATAGCCGAACCATGAGTAGGCGATATCCATGAGGTTCTTGAAGTTCTCCCGGCCGATCGGTGAGTTCTGAAGGTTCTTCAGCGCGATACGGTTGAGCATGCTATACACAAGAACGAGCTTCACATCGTTGTGGAAATTCTCATCTCTCTGGAGCATGGGTTTGGTTTTGTTTACGGGTGATGAATCGTGAGGCACTCGGTGTGTCATAGTAGAC